TAGGGACTAGCTTTGAGGGTGCGTACCAACTCCCTGATTTATTGGTAGCGGCGATCATCAAATCCTACGCATACAAAGGAAAAGAAATTGCTCAGGATATTGATTCAATATTAGGAGCCATCGGATTACGGGTTTATATTCAAAACTCACTTGGATGGTCACAACCTGAAAAACAAGTTGAAACTTCCACAACCACAAAATGGATGGTAGAGCGTTACCTAGAGCTAGGTCAATTAGCTTCCGACCTGTTAGATGAAAACGAAGCTCTCAAGGCTGGTAACGCGAACCTAAGCGCGATTACTCCCTATCTAGACATGGTGAATCGGTCAGTCAATACCACTCATGCCCTGATACTCCAAACCAAAGCGATCGCCGAAAATATCAAAGCCTATGCCTAAACCGCTTTGCTTTTTGAATCCTAAAAATCAAATAGCGATCGCCCATCTACCAAGAAAACTGCGATCGCTACTATTAAACCAAAAGAGAGGTCTAAAACCATGATATGTCAAAAATGCCCATTTTTCCAAGAGTCCGATATTTCTACTCAGTTCGGTGTGTGTGATGACGTTGAATTTACCCCAGTACGCCGTAATTGGGAGTTTACCGCTATCTGTGAATCCAAGCTCAAAGGTTTTAAATTCGTCAAGTCCCCTATGAGTTTTGCCTTAGAGCGTGGCGATTGGGAGATAAGCATCCCTGTTTTCGGTAACCGCTACGTTGTCACCAATCGTGAATTAAGAATCGGTGTAGAGTTTGATCTGTTGTCAGAAGCCATTGGTTATTGTGATAAACACGATCAACGGGAAAGACTGGAAAATCCTGTATGGGAACCATTAAAACAAGGTGAATTAGCCTATATTGGGAGTGAATTTTAATTTAATTTGTGCTAAAATAATTAAAACATTCATAAGAGGACAAAATGAGTTTTGAAAATTACAAAGTAGGTCAAAAGATAGGAGTGATGAGTAATGGCTACGACTCGGACGGAGCTACAAAAATAGGAGAAATAGTTGACGAAACCCCTACGCTTTGGATTGTTAAGTGGGGGAACGAAATTGGACAACAAAAAAGATTTAATAAAAAGACTGGTTACAACTCTCCTAAAAACGAACATTATTGCGACAACCTGTATTTATGCTCTGAGCAAGAGGCTATTGACACTCTCAGAGATTACCGACAAAGAAAGGATCGCGAACATTGTGAATGGCAAGCCAAAAATCTTGGCTGTACCTACTCCCAAGAGTTCCAAGACGACTTGTTAAATTTAATCAAAAAACATAAGAGGACAAAGTGATGCACTACGGAAAATATGAATTATGGATTTCTACTGGTTTTGCTGGACATAATCACACCGAGACTATCGATGTGTCCAAAGATTTAACAGAGGATGAATGGGATGAAATGACTGAAGATAAACAGTCTGATTACATTCAAGATTATTTACAAGAATTTATTAATGAAAAAATCGAATCAGGATGGAATGAAGTCGATGAATAACTCAACATTTGCTAGTTTATTTACAGGATTTGGAGGGGCTGACTTAGGGGCTATTGATGCTGGTTTAGTTCCTATTTGGGGGATTGAAAAAGACCGCGATATTGGGATAGTTGGACAGTCCAACCTTTACAAAAATCATTGCATTACTTTTGGCGATATTCGTGATGTTGCTTTCTCAAATGTCACCAATAAACCAGACTGGCTTCATGCCTCACCCCCTTGTACGACTGCTACTGTGGTTAATAAAAAAGGAGAATCACAGGAAGATATTGAGCTTGCGGAAGCGGTTTGTAGAGCGATTGAGATTCTACAACCTGAATATTTTTCCTTAGAAAATGTTGCGGGGTATCTTAATTACAAGTCTTTTGATTTAATCCGAAAACAGTTATTCGTAAATAATTATAATCGTTCTACTGTTGTTTTAGATTGTTCTGATTATGGAGTTCCACAAACTCGAAAGAGATTGTTTTTGATTGCATCTAAAAATGAATCTATCTTTGATTGGAATGCGAGATTAAAGCCAGTAGAAAAGAAAATTAGTTGGTATGACGCGATCACTGACTTAATCCCTACTCTCCCAGAATGGCATTTAACTGATTCTCAAAAAGAACGATTAACCGAGTATTTTAACCAAGACATTACTCAAGATAGTTTTAAGATTCCTAATCTTGCAATTCAAAACGCTGGGAATCGTAAAAAGGATGGTGAACAAAATCATACTATTCGATTTGCTTACAAGCCTGTATTTACACTTAAGGCTATGTCTGGCAATATTCGAGTTAATCCCCATCAGGTAACTTTAGTGGTTGATGGGAAAGTATTGCGTACTACTATTGAATGTTATGCCCGTTGGCAATCTTTCCCTTATAACTATCAGTTTAGTGGTGATTTTAAGCTAGATATGCGCGGTGTTGGCAATGCCGTTCCGCCGTTAATGTTTTCTCAAATTGTAAGGAGCGTTTTAAATGCTTAAATCTGAAATTGAAGCAAACGAGGAAATAAACAAAATAGGATACACCGATCCCTTTTTAAGGAATCAAGCCTATAAAACTTTATTGCATTACTTAAGATTGTTTAACGGTGAATATCCACGACTTCCAAGAAAATTCAAAAAGAAATATCCAGTGTATGCAAACACAATAAAAGCAAGAAAAAGGAGTGTTTTAAATGGCTAAACCATACTGCAAAATCGAAACCAACAATCAATCAATTCACGACGCTGTAATGGCTACACCGTATTTATTAAAAGCATTAGTTGATTATCAAAGAGCTAATCCTTTAATGACTGATAAAGATCGTGAGCTTTTTAATGAAGCACAAACCGCTATTGATATGGCACTAAAAAACTATAAGCCTTAAAGAGTGTTTTAAATGGAAACTAAGTTTATTAGTAAGTTTTGTTTGTTTGATGGAATTTTAGTAAAAAGAGGAAATTCTTGGTCATCGCATCCTCTTATGATTGAAGATTGCTATATTCACGACACGCTAGAAGAAGCCAAAATCAAGGCTGAACAAATGCGTTTAGCTGAGATTGAAAAGCTACAATCCAAACTTACTAAATTACAAGAGTTGAGGTTTTAATTATGATTGTCGAAGCTAAACAATTAAAGCGGGGGATGATTATTTATTCTACCTATGCAAAAATCTGTTTAACAGTTCAAGGTGTTTATCATCGAACTTGTGATGACGTTTTGCTCGTATATTTTATGGAAGATGATCGCCCAATGGGTTTTATAAATCATGAACGTACTTTTCCTGTCATCGGTCAATCAACTATTTTAACTTAGTTAATATCTATTAAAGAGTTTTTGAAATAGATATGGCACAGGCGGCGATAGGATTAGGAATATCTACAGGCTTAAGTTTGCTAGGAAATAGCCTTAAGCCTGTTTCTCGTAGTTACAACGAGGTAAATAAATCAGATAGCCTTATCCTGCCAAAATCGGGATCGGGCTTCACTCTATCACGTATCTATGGCAAGAAAAAAATAGAATCCTGTTTTATTTTTTGGGCAGTCGATAAAATTAATCGTCCGACAACCAGTACCCAAACTTCTGGTAGTAAAAAAAAAGGGAATCGATCATCAGTAACTACTACTACTAATAATTATTTTTATACCTTTGCGGTGGCAGTTTGTGATGGGTCAAATAATAGCGTTTCAGAAATTAAACAGATTTATTTTAATGGGAAGATTTGGTATAACGCAGAGGGTGAACTAGAGGGAACTGCACAAAATAATAGCTTTATTCTGTCTCAACATTTAGAAATTTATTTAGGAACCAGTGGGCAGGGGAAAAGTCCCACCATTGAATCCTATGAAGGGAGTCGCAGAACACCTCCACTAAAGCATACTTGTTATTTGGTTTTTAAAGAAATTCCTGAATCGGTAGTCGGAACATGGCCTCCGACAATATCCGTCACAATCCAAGGATCAAAGGATAATCTATACACCACAATCAATGATGTTTGCGAATCGGCAGGATTAATAGAGTCGGTTCATTTTCACGCTGGTACGGTAGGGAATATCACAGTCACAGGAGCCGAATTTAAGCAGGACGGGGGGACTTATTCTGATTTTTTGGATGAACTACTACAGCGTCACTTTGTAATGGCTAGAATCGCAAATAATGGTAGTTATGGAGACTATAACGGAGCAATTCAATTCCTAAGACAGAATGATGAGGGGTTGACGACTCATACACTAACTGCCGACGATTTAAGGGCTAGAGAAGTCGGGTCTGGTGAAGACATAGAACCCTACAAAGAAATCTTTGAAGACGCTTTAAAATTACCGTCCGAAGTATCAGTTACCGCAGTTGATCCTAACAATAAATTTAAAGCCATTTCGAGGTCTGTAATTAAACATGGCTTAACCCATAGGAATGTTCTAAACATTAACACCAACCTTGCAATGACAGAGGGAATGTGTGATGAACTAGCCTATAAAAAACTCAAGCAAGCGTGGATTGAAAGGCGAGAATATGAAGAAATAACATTACTTCCCCACTGGTTAGACGCTGGTATGATCGCAGGGGATAAGCTGGTTTTGCCATTGGAATCAGGCGATAATGTGACGCTACAAATAACAGAGATTAATATCGGTGCTAATTTTCTTTTAAACATTAAAGCCAAGGCATTTGAAGAAGATTTATTTACTCAAGTTCCGACTAGAGAATTTAGCAACATTGTAACGGCTTCCACTACGATTCAATTACCACAAACTAATTTAGTTAGTTTTACGTCATTAACTAATGCCGATGGAACTGTTGAGTATGAAAAAGATGTTGATTATTCAATCAATCTAGAAACGGGTGTAATTACCCCTATAGGAGCCGCTATTACATCGGGAAGTAGTTTAGTCGCAAACTATCAATCGGGTGTAGATACGACTACTGTAATCACGAATGATCCTACTTTAGAAACTCCAAACTATCCTGATCCTGAATTGGTTCTTTTGGATATTTATAAACCTAAATCAACAGATAGAGAAGGTTTATATATTGCGATTAAAAGCAATGGAGATTTTACGGATACGGGTATTTTTGCGAGAGAATCGGGGGGGACTTTTCAGCAAATTTCGGTTATCTCAAGCTTATCAACTGTTGGAACCATTTCAAATTCATTGCCCTTGGTGACGGGGGAAGATTTAACCAGTACATTAACGATTGTTTTAGACAATGGAACTATTGACCCTTTAAGCGATACTGATTACGGAAATAATGTTGAGGTATTGTTAATTGGAGATGAACAAGTCTGTATTAAAAACAAAACTTTAACGGCTCCTAATACTTACTCTTGTACGACAATCAAGAGGGCTTTAAATGGAACTGTACCAGCTAGTCATGCGATTGGGACTAGGGTGATAATGCTTAAAGGTAATAATGACTTACCCTTGATTGAATTACCATCAACTCAAATAGGTAAAACACTGGAATTTAAAGCGGTCGTGGTTGGCAAAACAATTAGTCAAGTTGCGACACAATATTCAATCAATTTTACTGGGAATGCTTGGGAATGTTTACCCGTTTCAAACGTCACAGCAACCAAGGATCAGGGTGGGAATATTTATATTGATTGGACAGGAAATAATAGAGGGACTGGGTTAGTATTACCAGAAAAATATGAAATAGATATTATCGATTCGGGAGTTATTAGAACACTAGAGACTTCTGTTAGTAATTGCGTTTATTCTTATACGGATCAAGTAACTGATTTTGGTAGTATTCAATCCACAATAGAGGTTATTATTTATCAGGTTTCTAGTGAAGTCGGTAGAGGTATTCCCTATGCTATTTCGCTTACTCCTAGTTTAGTTTCTATTATTCCAACTATTACGGATTTTTCTCCAAGGTCAGGATTAAATGGACAAATTACCATCTACGGAAACGGATTTACTGGATCTACTGATGCAAGTATTAACGGTGTTTCAATCACTAGCTTTACTGTGGTTAGTGATGGGGTTATTACTGGGGATATTCCAACAGCCACGACAGGAAAAGTTACCGTCACCAATTCAACGGGTACTGGTGAAAGTTTAACGGATTTCTTTATCACAAGTGGCTCTGTTTCTTGGGGTGAAATAGGGGGGACTGTTGGAACTAATCCGTCACTTGAATATCAATTATTAAAAACATTTTGGATTTATTCTTAAGGAGATTTTATGGCTTCAACAATTAGTGATCCGCTATTTAAGGCGGTTGTTTTAAATAGTACGCTAACAACAGAGTTATTAAAAGCCGCTACAGGTACTAGGATAAAAATCACTCATATTACTATCAGTAACGGCGCAACGGCTGGCACTATTACGCTAAGTCGTCTTGATAGTTCAAATTCGGTAGTAGCTAGGATTTTAAACGCCGCTCCTATTTTAGGAAATGCTTCTGTTTCGGGTAGTGGTTTTCCTCAACCGTTTGAATTTACAGAGTTTTATCTAGAAGCTGGCGATGAATTAAGAGGCGGTGCGACGACTACTACAGATGCCGAAATATCAATCGATTATTACGTTATTACGCTATGAGTTTTCGCAATGTTATTTCTGATAAAGGTAGTAAATTTAGGACTGGATTAGATAAAATAAGTCCGTCTAATACCTCTGTTGTTATTGACAGTAATGTAGGGAATAATTCAGTTAGATTATTTAGAAGTGGGCTAGGAAAAAGTCAATCCGTAACAACGGTTGATCAGTCAATAATTGAGATTGTTCGACCCCAACTTTTTAGGAATGGATTAGGAAAATCTAGTCCTGTTGTGACAACTACAACTCAGCCAGTTATTGAAGTTGTGCGTCCTCAATTATTTAGAACGGGATTAGGTAAAAGGGATGGGGGTGGCGCGATCGCAGATCCCTTAGAATCCCTAAAAACCAACTTAATAAGTTATTGGAATTTAGACGAATCTAGTGGTACTAGAAACGATTCTTTTGGGACTAATCACTTAACTTTATCTGGTACGGTTGACAATAAGTTTAATGGAGCAAATTTTAACAATAGCCCTAGTAATCGACTTGCAAAAACTAGTAATTCAGACTTACAAATAAATGGCAGTAGTTTTACTGTTTGTTGTTGGGCATGGTTGCGATCAAAAACAAGTTATAGGGGATTTATTACAAAAGATGACATTAGTTCTGGGCGGGAATTTAACATAGCTTACATCGCGTCAGAAGGTGCAATATTAGATAAAATAGTTTTTAACGTTTTTAATTTAGCCGTAGGAACTGGCGGGGCATCTGCGATCGCGTCAACATTTGGGAGTCCTCCAACGGAACAATGGATCTTTGTTGTTGGGCAATATGATTCAGTTAATAATTTAGCCTATATTTCTGCAAATAACGGAGCAAAAAATTCTGTCTCTACAGCAGGAATTTCGGTCGGTGCTGGTAATGCGGATTTTACGATTGGATCTTGGAGTGGTGGGGTTTTTTCTCTTACTAATGACGGAGGAGTAAAACAAGCAGGATTGTGGAAAAGACTATTAACAGACGATGAAATAACTTTGCTTTATAACAATGGACTAGGGAGAAAGTATATAGGATCTAGCTTTGTTTAAGCACAAGTCACAGCAACGCTTACCTCTAAGTTTCGCGCATCATAAATAATCGTGTTAGGAGTAGGATCGCCCACTCCACTTCCTGAAGCCTTTGCTATCGAAAACGATATAGGAACGCCTACTAAAAAAGAGCCAAAATTAATTGAGTTACTATATCTTTTCCATCCAATTTCATTCATGCCAATTCCCACTACAACCCTTTTATTATATTGAGTCGCTATCAATACCAATGGGTAATTATTAGATGGATCAAAAGGAATGTTTTCGTCAGACACCCATCGCAAATCGCCAGAAATTTCAAGAATAATATTCTCATCGGCATAGGAAACATACTGTTACGCACCTTGAGTAAATTCAATAGTAACAGGATTGGCTACATTCATAGCCCCCCCCGCATTCATAAGCATATAAATTGGTTGGACTCCTGATTGCCATCCTGGTGTATCCTTACAAGTAGTTGTATGGTAAACACCCCCCTGATTGATCGCTTTATTAATCACGGATTGATTCGGGGCAGGGGTTCCAGAGCTAGCCCCTCCAGTGGGAATTAATCTTTTCTTTTGTCCATTCCACATTAGAGTAGCAAAAGATCCATCTACCTCGTAAGTTGCAGTTGAGTAAATACTGCTTTGAACATCAGCATTTGTTGGATAATCTTCTCTCATAAAAGAAAAAGGAGTAAGAGTTTTAAACACCCAACCTCCACCACACGAATTGTTAGGCCACATTTCACCGCCTTGAGCCGTTCCTGCATAAAAAGTTACGTTTACGAAAAACCGCCTCAACCTGATCTTAATACAATGACACAAAGTATTGACTTTTGGAGCTTCATGCACAATCGATTGCTTTAAATCAATCCCTGCAAAGTCCCATCCAAAAGACCTATAAGAACACTTAAAAATATCACTATCAAACCGATAAGATTGACCGCTATAATTAAAAGCGCATTTTCTACCCTTGGCAACCATAAACAAGGTATAAATCGCTTTTAATTCTTTATCTAACAATCCATTTTGCCCTAGCTTACGAGTTGCTTTTCCTGTTGACTGAATAGCTCTTTTTTCTTTCTTACTCTGAGTGGTTTTAATCCGAGTAACAGTAAAAGTCCCTTTAGTTATTTCTGGTAACGGGTCGGGAATAAAATCATAATCTATATCATCAAAGTCACTCGCAACATAATTATTAAATTTATCATAACTATCTTCAATTAATGCAAATTGTAAAACTTGATAAACGTCATTTGCAGAATGGAAGTTACTGTCATTTTCTACTACTTTATGATTTAGCTGATCCTCATCCATGTCAAATCGCATGGGCAAGTCATACTCACAACTAACCGTCAAAGTACCGCTAGGAGTAAAGCTAAAAGTAACTATTCCCGCATTGATATTTACTGACCATCCAGACGTTAATTCAACTCCATTTGAGTAAACTTTAACCGTACCATTAACAGGCTTTTTAATCGTCTTATAGGTGTTAGTCCCATTAACGTGATAACGCTTTAAAATCTGGTAGGTTAAACCAGATTTTTGTACTAAAATCCCTTGCTGATAAACCGTAGTATCACTTGAATAATATTCAGGGGATTGCGTCAAGGTATAGTCTAATTCGTTCTTAAACCTAAACCCTTCATACTTTCCATTTCTAGCGTCAAAAAAAGCCTTTAGATAGCTAAACTCATCAGCATTTAATAGCATTCCATCGGCATTGATAGAAGTTAAAGATTCCGTGATTCTACAAAATCGTTGCTCCCTACCCGCCCCGTCTTCCAGTGCCAAGGTATCAAAAGCTGTATCGATCTGCCAGTTGGTTTTAAACAGGTTTAGTCGCGTTTCGGTAAATGGATTTAGGGACATATTGGTGTTTTACTCAAATAATAACCTATTGACATTTTAAAAATCTTGACATAATATCGAATTATCTTTAAAGTTTTTAAAACAAATTTAATATGGCTAGACAAAAGAGATCCGTTTCTAATGATTATGTCAATAAATTGAAAGCAGTTGCTACAAAGGTTTTAGAAGATTGGGAAAAAAGCCCGTCATCCTATGCTGAGTGCAACATCCAAAAGATAACCTTAGAACGTTGGCGAAAAGGAGATAATTTACCTAGTATCCGTTCAATAGAGAGCTTTTTAGGATTTCTCAGACTCACGATGAATCGGTGGGATGAATATCTGGACGACAAAATAGATTTTGATACCTTTTGGGGATTAAGGGGGAAAGAACTCGAAGGAAGGGTTATCACTTGGGAATCCGTAGTAAACGATGCGAGAACCCTAACCCACGAAGAAAGAATGAAAATCGTTCAAGAGTTAGCCATGATAACGGCTGATACCATCGAAAAAGTCGAATTATTTTCATTGACTAATCAGCAGTTAAAACGTCTTAATACTTTGCTGATTACCTCAAGAGGGAATTTAGGGGATGACGATCTAAAGACGTTTGAAACCATTATTAATAAAGGCGTTAGTCAGTCTTTAGTTGCCAGTATTATTGATCAAAAAATCATTGGGCTTCCTAAAAAAGAATTTGATATACTGGCAACATTTTTGTTAAAACCTAGCAGATGGGTGGGTGATACCCTGCTAGGTGTAACAAATCAATTCCTAACTAATTTCGAGGATTTAATTGATGCGCTAGGATCGTAAATACCGATCACTTTAGTCACAATAATTTGAGGGTCTGTATCATAAATTTTGTTACAGACCTTTATTGTTTTTTCTTGGTCATAAATCTCAATATTGCCATCAATGTATAGCCTTGGCTTTTGAATTGAGGGGAAGTCATAATCTTTGCCTAATACCTTTTTGGCTGGTAGGTTAAGGTATTTTTGGGCAGGATTAGTAAAGGGAGATGAGACAATTGCGGGTTCCCTGTAATTATTAATTTCTTCACACAAAATATCGAACTGAATATTAAATAAGGCTTTTTCTTTTTGAGTAGAACACAATCCAATTAACTTTCTTGATTCGGATTTTGCCTTATAATGAAAAAGACCGTTTTTAGAAATCAAAGTCAATAAAAATCCGCAAAAAGTTTGATTCACGACTAAACCTTTTGAAACAACTATAATAATTTAACACAGAACAAATGTTTTAACAACTAAGTTATCAACATTTCAGTGTTTTCACTTGTACCTAAGTTAAAAATACTAAAACAACTTAGGAATGAAGACGCGATCGCGTCCTTTTTGTTTACTGGTAAGCAAGAAATGGCCTTGGTGAACAACTCAGAACCATAGGACTGGATAAATACCCCTATCGAATTAGCTATCTCAGCATCAATATCGGATTGAGGGGCATCGGACTTAGCAACCGAGTCTAGGTAAGGGATGGCGGTGTTCTGAATCTCGTAGAGTTGAGCTATTTCAGAATCGGTTAATCCGTCATATTTTATTACCGACTCTTCTTTATATACTAGAGACAGTAATAACTTCTTAAAGACCTCGAAACCTTTACCCTGTATATCTTTCACGTTTTCGGTAACGTATTGACTGATCCATTTCGATACAGCCCCTTGGGTCACCCCTAAAGCTTGCACAAAATCCTTCATACCCCCTTTATCTAAGGCTTCCTTGCCTTTTTTGGCTAGTCCTAGACCGATCTGGAATACCTTGGTTTTGACCTGCTCGGACTTAGAACACAAATCGAGGCTGATGTCTTTGCATTCGATTTGCTCAAATCGATGGCCTAGTAACTCTAGCCATGAGAGATCGCCGTCTCCACAAATCCAGTAATGCAACTGCTCATCCCCCCGTCTGTTAGCCCTTAGCCGCCCAATCTCTTGAATTACCTCTGTTCGTACCAAATGTTTGTAGTAGTCGGTAAATGCGCGGTTAAAATGCCCTTTGGAGTATTTAAAATTGCGATCGCCCGTCATGGTGATATAGTTCGATACCGCCGATCCGATGTGAGGGAAAGGGATACCGTAAGAAACGACTGATTTTTTTTCCTGAAATAAATTAGAGCCGCGACCATCAGCAAAATGAGTTAGATTTTCCCCATCAGCAAAAGCCTTATAGTCAATTTCACCTAAGCAATCTTGCGTAATTCCATCGGTAGAGAGAATGTATTCTCGCATGATTGCCTTTTTCTTCTCACTCGCTTCTTTGTCCCGTTGCTTATTAAAAACTCCAAAGCCATTAGTAACTTGAGTAATCAATAGATTTTCAGGAGTTTCCGAGTATTTAGCGAATACCATCAATTGATTTTTTTCTATACCTAACTGCAAACATAGCCAATCAGGGTTTACCGTAGCCGATTGCATGATGGAAGTGTTGGTGTTTTTTATACCATCGATCATGCGCTGGTTCTTAAATTGGATAGCGATTTTACTGTCGCTGAATCTTAAAGAGCCGTTTTCCCTTCCACTCCAGATACCCGCGATCCGTCCGATACCTAGTGCATTGATTAATTCAGTCCGTTTTTTCTTAACTAAATCCCCTAAATCGGGACGGGACAGAACCTCTATCCTTTCAATTCGCTTCAATAAATCATCAACATTATCGGGAACATCCCCCAACCCTGAGCAAACATCTTTCAACCCAAAAAGAATATCATGATTTTCTAGTCCGTAAATCGGTAATTTTTTGCATCCTAGAACATTTTCGACTCCTTTAAAAAAGCCATCAAAATCGGCTCTTAGAGTAGGGTCATGCTGATTTGATGCGTTCAAAAAAGCGATATAGTCGTTACTGCCAAAATGAATCGTTTTTGCCCATTCATAATTTCCTGAGTCAATTTCATCAAATACTCCTATCGTTTTCTTCGTGAATAAATTCTTAGAGATTAATTGAGGTGAGGTACTGGCATATTGCCAAGTCATGGCCTCATGATATTGATATAAAAATCCGTATCCATCACCCATACCCGTCTTACATTTTTTAAAAAACTCGCAACTTCCGCAAACCTTCTCAGGATCGCGCCCACTGGCATAGATTTGATTAATGGGGACTGTTAAATGACAGTTAGATTGTGTTCTGAGTTCTGGGATAGTTTCTTCTGTGGCCCGTACTCGGAACGGATTCCCTAAAGCGGTTTTCTTGTCATAATCCAATTCATATCCGTCATGACGGGCTGGCAGATCGGGAAAATTTTCTTCGATACCCTTAACCGTTGGATTCCGATGCCCAGGCATTGATAGGATTATCTTGTGAAATTCTGACTTAATTTCTTCCCCTTCCATTGGTTCAGGAATTTCAAAACAATTGTTAATTTGAAGCTGACCAGCAACATGGGATTTTCCCGATCCCGTACTCGAAACATCTAGGGCATACTGCCATTCAGGATCACGGCACACCCGTTCATAAAATTCTTGATAGAGTTCATCCGATACAATCACCATCCGACCTGCCAATTGTTCTTTGGTTGGAAGATCTCCGCCCGTGTAGTAATAGTTAATTGGCTTATTGAAAACAAAATCAGCATCTTGCATCATTTTATTGCTTTCTTCCATAATCGCCTTAGCAAAGCCAGTTAGGAAGGTCATCAGGGATTTATTTTCTATGCAATCCTTAGCGACTTCTTTAATTTTGGGCATAGTCCCCTTAACGTACTGAGTAACTTTTTGTTGCCATGATGGTTTATTGATTTTTGGGAATTTAAAACCGTACTCTTTCCCGTAATAAAAAACCGTCCCGATATTGCAGGTTGATCGGGCCTTGTCATTACTATTAGCAATTTTGTCAATATACCATCCTATCTTTGGATTCGTAGGACTCCAACGTTCTAGCATAGCGATCGCAATGTTTCTTGGGATGCCGCTATTCAATACCCCAAATGCAACCCGAATCTGGAAATGGTATTGGTTAGCCCCTTTCATCGTCCGAGGTGGGATACGGTCTAAACAACCTTGGATTAAGGTGATTTTTTGATCCTCATCTTGCTCAAAGTTTAAAAAGCTTGGTAGTTGAGCAAGCATCTTTCTCGCTTCTGCTTTTTCTTTTTCTTCTGCTTTCTTAATTTCTAGCGACGCGATCGCATCATCTACATATTTTTGGGGTAAAGGAACTGCATTCTCATTTTTCCATCTCCACGCACTAGGATCATTATTCCCGTAAAATCCACGCCCACCCTCAACCGCCGCAAGGTCTAACCCTGGGTAGTCGTCAACAAACCTAAATTTCATTTCTTCATAAATTTCTAGGGAGACGGGATTCTCAAAAACAATGATCGCCCGAAAACGAGGCCAGTCTGGTTTTGAACTACAGGTTTCACAGACATAGGCGGTATATTTCTGATGTAATGGAGAATTTAAGATACTCCACTGGGTATTTTCAATTTTTTTTATCTTTTGATCTTCCTTTTTCCCTTTTTCGTTGACAACCTGAATAGTTTCGGTATTGTCAAAATCTAACGCGACTCCATATATAAGGTCAATATTTTCCTTATTCCTTCTTCCATCCCCTTTATAGGTAGCCATAGAGTACGAGAAGCCCATAGACTCCGCCTCTATCAGGTCATCTATCGATCCTTGGTACGGCTGAAAACCAGCAGTAAACTTCTCATGCTGAGTCGTTTTATTGATAACTAGCGAGTTTACCGAAAATTTGAAGTTATCTAGGGATTGAGTAACATTTAGCATATATTTTACGCTCCTAAATACATTTTAACGATAAACACAACAAAACCCTCACACCGTGTAGAGCAGGTGAAGGGCTGAAAGCTTTGATGGGCAAGGATCGGACTAAATCTTGGATATGGCATAAGGATAATACTTGTCAGGTTAATCCAATAATAACATACATCTTATAAAGGATCAAACAAAAAATACCTCCCTTGAGAGGAGGTGAATAATAACCTAACAAAGAGAATCCAGACGCGAACTTAAATAGAATTTATCATAATAAGGAGCGTATAAGGCTTTGACGGGGATCTATCATTGTGTGAGCAATTAAAGCATCAAAGCCATATCCTTAAGATACACTTAAAACAAAAATATGTCAAGAAAAATGTTTTAATAATTTTATTGACTTTTTAAAATAGATCATTTATGATTAGGTCATACCTCAAAAAACAAAGGAGATTTAACCCTTGACTACATTTTCCGAAGCGTTTAAAACCATTGACAACTTGACCAGCTACCTACAGTCCCAAGGTATTAAAAACCAAGTTAAGGCTCTTGATACAGCCCGCACTCTTGTAGGTTTTTTGCTTGAGGGGAAAGAATTACCCGCTAAGTCAGAACAGGCCGAACTACCCTTGGTCGCTCCCGCTTGCCCCGCGCCCGTATCGGAAGAAACGGAAGACGAAGAAGCCGACGAAGACGAATAATCTTGAACAGAGGTAAAACAAAATGAAAACTTATTACCTCTGTTTACTCCTCATTCACTTTTTACTTTTGACTAAAGTTCTGAAACGTTTTTGCAAACTTAAAACAAATTAACTAATTACGATTATGGCTGAAATTAAATTCGATCTCCAAACCTTTGCTGACTTTACTGAATTTCCTCAAGGTCTAACCGAAGACGGAAACCCTATCAAATACCGAAGATTTTCCATCGCTGAATTAGAACATTACGGACTTCACTATATCCCTACTGTTTTTTTGTTGCTTGCTGAATCCTTAGATACTGGTATTGAATTTTGGAGTACAGGGGTACTGCCAGAATCGCTCGACTCAACCAAAGGATTGTTAAAACTTGCCTACGATGAAAACGGAATGCCAAACGCATTATATGGCCCAACGATTTGTCGAAACGGTAATCAGCTTGTTTTATCCTATGGTGATTTTGAGTTTCCAGTAAACAATGAAAAAAATACTTTAATCATTGGAGGATTACAAGGAAACTTTGAAATCGAAAAAAATCAAGATGGTTCCAAAAAATTCCTAAAAGCACGATTAGCTGACAAAGATTACGCCACTGGGGAAGAATTTGTTATTTCTTGCCTATTGGAAGATTGGGAAAATCCCCCAACACTTTCAGAGTTAAATGGCAAGTTAAATAAAAACGAGTCCATCGTTGAATTATTCAAGCCCTTGATGCCTCCGATCACTTTAATGGATGAATTGCCTAATGGAGATTACAAGGTAATCAAAATTGGGGAACCCAAAGAAGGTCAGTATGGCTTAAATGTTGTGATTAATTGTGAGGGAATGTCAACGTTTCTACAAAAAGGGCATCCGTCCCACATGAAAGCAACAAAAGATTTTACTCCCACAACTAAAGAGACTAAAGACAAATATGCCAAAATCCAAAAAGAATTACGTAATGCTACAGACGAAGCCACTAAATCCGAACTAAAAAAAGAACTTTTAGTTCTTGCTATGGCAATGGGCGACTGGCAAGTAATTAATTTCCATATTGAAGAAAACAATAAGGAATGGATTCTACGCATCGTTGACGGTGGACTTAAAAAAACTGGTGTCAACAAAGGGAAGCCCAAAAAGAATAGCCAATTAATTCCTGCTTCTCAATCTTTTCCATCTACTCCAAAAGAAGCCCCCTTAATGCTTTCTGCAAGCGTTGAAACCGTTCCTTTTGAAGAAGTTGTTAAAGATGCTCAAGCGTCTTTATTCTCTCCTGAAAAAGAGTTAGTAACGGCTGGCAAGTCTGGCAAAAAAACAAAAGATAAACCCTCTGAAATTGAGCCTCCATTCTAGCCTATGCTATTTTTAATCATGCCCACGAACCCAAAAAGTAAAGTCGATCAAAAGATTCTAATGGATCAGTTTTTAGCTCTACGTTTACTAATGGAAGAGTCGGGCATGATTAAATGGGTAAGCAAGAATGGCAAAAAGAATTTAGAGATTGAACCCAATTGTATCAGTCAACTAAAATCTCTTTACCCTGATAAAAAAAGAGAAATTCATTTAGGAGAAAAAGCAAAAGACATTTTAGTAATGTCTGTTAAGGGGATGGTAATCGAAGTCGCTAGATACTATCTAGCAAAGATGCGCTTAGATAATTCAAAGCTAGATGAATTGATTCAGATGGGCTACTTAGGGGCTACTTATTCCCTCTATAAGTTTAATCCAACAAAAAATATCAAATGGTCATCTTATGCTTATCTTTGGATAAAAGCCAAAATCTCTAGAGGTTCTTATCAGGATTATCTAATAAAAGCTAATTTGAAATATGAAGCCTTAATATTGACAGTCCCTCAAAGGATAAAACGTTTTGATTTACTGGCTTTTTCTACGGACTTACTTTGGATTTATCTTTCCCAAAAGACAATCTATCCTACTTATCCTTTTAAGTTTTATTCGGAAAGTCCACAGGCAGATGACGGGTATACTTCTAGTATTTTTGACACTCTCCCATGTGAAAATAACAGAAATTTAGTTGATGAAATTCATTTAATTTTATCTCAGGACGAAATTGATATTCTAATGTCAGACGATCAAACCACAAAAAAGAAAAAAGACAATGTAGGTATTCTCGAAATGGCATTAATGCAAGGGATACCGTTAGACAATTTTTACGACAAAAAACAACAAATCATCAACAAAGTAATGGAGCGTATTGAATTATGATTGCATCTCAAGTAATGATGCCTACTAATGAATATATTTTATCTGGTTTTAACAAAAAATATGGACAGTCAGCATTATTAATTGACGGGGGGTATGATTCCGATATTGGAATATATCATTATCAAATCCATAAGATTAATAAGTACGATAAGGTTAACGGAAAGGTTTTTCTGGAAAACATAGGTTCATACGTTCCTGATGAACAAGGAAATCTCCCATTTAACATGAAGTATGGATTCTCTTTTTTTGAGGGATGTCAACACAAAGGTGTCCCATTTTATCCAATTTCAAGAAGCACTGTTGCAAGAATATCAATAGAGTACAAACAAACTTCTTACACGGCCTATGGTGGCTGTAGTTCTTGCGAAAACATATTTGAAAGGTTTTGGGTAAAAAGCTTTGATAATCTACTAAAAAACTGTCCACAAGAATCATTGTCTGTAAAAGATTTGGTGATTTCAGAAATAAAGAAATTGTCCAATATAGCAGTTATGCGTGATTATTCTCGCAATTGGGTGTATTACAAATTTATGGACAAAGTACAAACAATAGACCAAAAAATAAATAATGAAATATTACAAAACACTCCATATTACTACTCATCTCAACTTGCTTATAACCAATTTTCTTGGGGCTTAGTACAGTCATCAACAAAAGACAAAAAGAAAGATGATGAAAGATTGTTTGATTCTTTTTATCGGGTATGATCAACATGAAAAAGCAATTCTTTAAATGGCTAGAAAGTCGCATTATTAAATGCTCAGTCTTTATTCGTAACCTATGGACTGGTAAAAATACTTGTGTTATTGCAAGGCTAGTAGTCGATGATGACGGCGATCAATTTGTTCAATATATTAATCGCATTTCTGATACTGGCATTGGGTATGGATTCTCTTGCAAATTGATTGATGCTAAATGGTATGAATCTCCCAAAAAAGCATTAGAGGATATCGTCAAGCTACCATCTTTGTATAGCTCACAAAACTGGGAGATTTTCTCTATTAGCGAATATGATGAAAACTCGATTAAAGAAGCTTTATTAAAAGGGCAGGTTTGGTAATGGAAATAAAGATTAAGCTAAACGTAATATTCTTGGCATTTTTTTGTATCTTGTCTATTTTTATTCCTTGGAAAACTATTCTTTTGTGGTGTGGTGCAATCTACTTATTGACAGCCATTAATGACTTGTTTGCATTATTACAAGAGGTGAAGAAATGACACTAGGACGGCAATCATATCGAGCCATTATTACTCGCTATTCAAATCTTAAGCTTGACGATAATATTCCCGCGATCGCAAGTCACCCGCTCAACCAATTCCCTGAAAATATCTCTCAACTCGAAATTAGTGGCAAGTCCCCAGAAATTAGGGTCGGATGTCGCTAGTAAATGCTCACTTAATAAATGATTATTTCTTTCTCCATATTGAGCATTAATCAAATTACTTAATTTAGTTTCATCTGCAAGAATAATATCATTCAGTCTAGGATCGTTTAACGATTTTAGTTGAGTGATATTCTTTCTTAGTTCTCTAATTTCTGGACTTTCTACAATCTCAGATTCACCCTCACATCCCCATTTAGCAACCTCCTGGGAGCGTAAAATCAAGGCGTCTATCACAGCATCAATATAATCTTGAATCTTTAGTCCGTAACTGGTTCTTATGCCACAAGTCGCACTTTTTCCGCATCTTGGGTAAGCTCCGTTACAGTACAGATAATAGGCTTGTTTTCGTGCATTGATAACCGATTTGGCTGACATACGACTTCCACAAGTACAAAATATAGACCCTGCTAACGGATTTCTCAATGTATCTGATTTTTTCGTTGTTTTGCTTGAATCTAATATGTTTTGAATATTTAGCCATTCTGATACCGTAATCAATGGTTCATGATGATTAGGAATTTCAATTCTTTTGTTTTGTTTCTTTGGAAAATAAACCAACGTACCAATCAATGACGGGTTTTTTAGCCAGTCAATAAAAGCCGATTGGGTGTGAGGGAAATCATCCTCATGCGCCCTTAATCTCTCAGTGCCAAATCGTTTACACAATGCCCTAACCGTTCCTGAAGCTGTTTGAATTTCATAAAAGGTATCAATCGCTATTCTTACGACTTCTGGGTAGGTTATTCCCGTATCTTTGTATAGATTCCTATTAATAATTAATTCATCATTCACCATCAAATAACCAAAACAGGGTTTAAGCGGTAAATGTTTTGATCTGCGGTGTTGCATCCCTTTTAACGCTTGCTCTTGATTTAATCGCCTCTGAAAAGCATCGGTAGCCGCGATCACACTACTGGTATAAATCCCTACTGCCGATGTAATATCAAGCTTCCCTCTGTCCAAAGAAATCATCGTCACTCGCATTCTTTCGCATCGACTTCTCAAATCAGCCCATATCATTTCATCCCTAGCCAGTCTTGATTGCAAAGGAAAAATTAATTCATCCCCTTCTCTCAAGATTTTCATCACAAAATCCAAACCAGCCCGCCCCATCTTGCCGCCACTGATAATATCGTAATAAATATTTTCAGGCTCCACCCCCGCCGCGATCAATTCCTTGGTGTATCGCTCGCTCGCACTATTGTCTTCAAATTGATGTAACGTTGATTGTCTCCAGTAACCGATTTTCATGGCTGTCCCTCTATTTGTGATTCCATTATACAGCCCACCCTGTATATTCAATGCACAAATAGACTGAAACATGGACAAGGAAAGGCTTCTGGCAAAATCAGCTTATCTCAAAGCAGTTAATACGATGCTACTCATAGGCATTGAATCGCAATTTTTTCCGATAGCCGAAACAACCAGTTATGAATTTGCGATCGCGCTTTTGGAGTGCATCAAGTTGTCAAAAAATTTAGCTGAGGATATTTTGGAAATAATTGAAACGGGAGTAGACGAATATTGACCAATAAAAAACCGCCCTAAACGGACGGCTCCATTTTAAGCTACAGTTTGACATAAAAACCGATCTGATTCCTCCATAAAATTATGATCGTATTCAGTAAATATTAACCATAAAAATCAATCACCCAAGATGGATCGTAACCTTCCACAAAACTAAGAACCAAAGCATCTAAATCGTCAGGAGAGGATAAACCACGCTTTTTCATATCGTCTTTACTTTCAATCAAAATTTTACCAGTAGTGGTGTATTTTGTGATTGGTTGGGACATTTGATTGATTAAGCTTCCATCATTAGGAATTGACAATAATTCATCCAAGGGATGGTTTTTGATCCCATGAATCACCTCATAGGTTTTCTTGGCACGTTCTCTGATCAAATACAATCCCTCTGCTCTACAGTTCCTAAATTTCTCCTTACTGGTTTTCCCTTCCCCTTCCCACACCACGTCATCGGACGGTGTACCATTTCCATGAAAAGCCGTTACATTGTATGGTCTGTTTTCAATATTCTCGAAAGGATGAGCGCATCCCTCGCCCACTCCGTCCGAGTCAAAAGCAATTTTTTCTAATTCAAATTCTCTCATCAACTCATCAGACTTGAAAACGGTAGGAGTAGGCTTTAATCCCCGCCAACGGATCAACGGTTGAACCACGCAACCAACCCGATGACAAAAGACGGTTTGATCGCCTTTTTTGCTTACCGATACGTCTAACCCAGCCGCTTTGGTGCTAGACGCTTCAGCTAGTCCGTCAATGCGTAAATGGCTATTCACACACGCCATGACATATTCAGGGGGGATAACAACGCCTTGGACAGAGCTTGTGAAGTCCATATCGTATTCCTGCGCCCAAATGAGATCCCCTACTTCCCTACGCTTGGCAATCTCAAAGGGGTAAACGGCTCCTAATGGAGAATCCCAACCCCAACCAGCATCCCATTCATCCTGATTATTTATAGCCCTTTCGTAACCATCTATCATTTCTTGATCCCATACAATCTTTTCTCTTTTGGGAGCAAACCATCTTCCCTTAATAGGGTGATCTTTCCAGTGATAACTGAATACAGGGTAATCCCCCGATGTCACCTGCTCATAAAATTTATGGGCAGTCCCATAAACCGTTGACACAAAAAAGACATTATCAGCAACCGCACTAAGGGCTGAAATTTTAGCGTCTGGACGCTCGCAGTGATTCCACTCATCAATAATTACTTCCGTAGCCCGACCGCCGCGACCAAAACTATCGCCTCCAATTCCTGCTATTTCAGACCCATTGATGGGATTCTTAATAAATCCTGTTTTGTTATTTTCACGACTATCCCATCCCTCTGGTTGCATCCATTTAGGGAGTCGATTTAAAAGCATCCTATATTTCTCCATAATGCTCTTAGAACTACCTTTTTCGTCAACGGTAGAGATTACGTTAGCACCGACCCATCCCACATAATAATCAGTGAAAAGCCATGAATGAACCTGATTAATCGCTCCTAATACCCAAGTTGCCCCAATATCCCGTGATTTGGGAACACACGCCCATCTGACTTGTCCCTCCACGCGATCGCGTTTCATGGCATCTACCCAGTTCAATAGTTCCCGTTGCCTTGGGTATAGGATGAACGGGCTAAACGGGGGTGATTCTCTAGGATTAAAAGCAGTTACAAAATTATCACACCACCATAATTTGTCACGTTTACACATCTCTAGGCACAACTGCCTAAACTCTAAATCTTTCTCGCATTTATCTATGATTTGATTACGGATAATCAGGTTTTGTATAGTGTTCATTTAATTTGTTTTATAATTTTGTTGACATTTTCGTTGAGTTGCCCTATTCTTGGAATAACCTATAAGAGAGGCAATCGCCATGACCACATCACAGTTATTTAAAGAAAAAGACAAAGAATATCAGCTTGCTTATGCTTCTTATATGTCGGGAAGTATGGGTTTTGAAGACCTTAAAAAAATAGAGCGAGAACGTAGTAACTTGCTTTCCAAAGTCAAAAAAGAAATCAAAAAGAGAGTTAACAAATAATAGCCATGAATACAGGATTGCCTAAAGACTACTCAAAAAGAAATTATCCTATTTCTAAAGAGCAAAACACTAAATTCACACAAGCTAAATCAATAGAATTTGAATCATTCAGTATTGTCAAGTCATTAAAAACACCATTACTTGTGGAGATTGTGGAAAAGATAGAATCCGTAAACTCCAAAAAAGAATGGGATTTGATTTTATCTACTTACGGGCATGACGCAATTCAATATATCCAAGATGAATACTTAACAGATAAAATCAATAACAAAATATCGTCTTTTTGTTGATTATTTTTTCTTGTATTTTTCGTCAATAATACAAGGGACTGCATTACTCCATATTGGGAAATGATGTAGTCTTTTGTGTGTTACTCCCATCATACGAATACACACAAAAGACGGAGAACAAATAAGAGTATAAAAGCTCTTAACATACGTTCCAGACATCTTATATAAATCCGACATTCCCCCTTCCGACTCCTGAGTAGTTGCCTGATTAATAGATATTAGTGGGATTGTCAAAAATACATTACCCACAGAACCCAGTCTAGTATAGGTATTTACGTCTTCATTTATCCTGCCAAAAAACTTAAATGGGCGTTTTGTTGAGCAAATAAAACTGTTCATACACTTTCTTTTTATAAATGGATATTTCCCGTTTTTATACCCAAAGTTATTCCCCCCACCGATAAAATCACCCCTCTGAGAAAATGCAATAGACAATACTCTATCATCAACATCAAAATAGTTAATTAAAGACAAAATAATTGAATCTATATTTTTTATTTCTCTCTGTTTAAAAACACCGTTCTCATCTTCTGTAAAAGAGAAATTACTATAGTCATCATCTAACTGCATAAAATAAGCTATGCCTAGATTCTTTGCAATATCAAAACAGGCGTTTCTAGCATAAATAATCGCCCTTCTATCTCCAAAATTATCAAACTCGTCAAATGTTTTCGAGATAGCTAACTTGTCAAACATAATGACATTTTCTTTTCCAAAATTCTCATAATACTTATCGGCTGTTTTATCCTCATTATCTATCACAATATAAACACGCCCAGTGTATCCACATCGTTGTAATGTGCGGCAAGTCTTTACATTATCAGGTCTTCCGTGAGTGAGGATAAAAATAGCAAAGTCTTCTAGTTTACTCATCACCATAATCCTCTAAATATTGGTTAGCAATTTCTTCTTTTAATTTGACATAACCAAGTCTCAACGCTTTGTCAAAATCAATAATAACTAAAGCAGAATCTTCCATTAGAGATTGAACTTCTTTGTTTGAATGTGCATAAAAATCCGCTATATCTTGATAATTAAAAACAATATGCCTAGTCGCACATTTTATTAAAAATTCTTTTTCTTCTTTTGTAATATTAGATTCTTGAATATCATTGATCAACTCATTGTATCTGGTGTCATTATAAAGATTTTGTATTAATGGCTTATCTTCACTCGGTTCATATATTGGAGCGTCTATTTTATGGGAATATTGACTATCTAAAACATTATTATTTTCTTCTTCCGTAGAACCGACTACATTATTGTTGACATTATCCCCAATAACTTGACTACCTTGAAACTCAGTTCCATTCTCCTCATCATTATTAAACCCTGCTAACAAACCAGATAAATCATTAGAGTTAAAACCCGTAAAATCAAGATTATAATCATTCAATTGTAATGATTCAAACTCAATCTTTAATAGTTCATTATCCCACCCTGATAATTCACCAGCACGATTATCCGCAACCCTAGCCGCTTTGACCTCAATCGGTGCTAAATCATCCCTAACAATAACAGGAACCTGTTTAAGAGCTAATTTTAGGGAAGCTAAACGTCTTCCATGCCCTTTGATAATGACATTTTTAGAATCGACAACAATGGGAACATCAAAACCAAATTCTGCAATCATACTAGCAAGCGTTGTTATTTGCTCATCAGAATGCGTCCTAGTATTATTCACATAGGGAATTAAATCTTTCGGATCACGATATTCAATCTTTACTTGGGACATTGCAATAAAAGCTCCTGATATTTTTCTCTTGAATCTTGCTCAATCTTTACCCCTTTTTCGATATTAGAAGTTAGTTGAGCAAATAACTTTCCATAATCATCGGTCTTGATTTCATTATTTTTTAACTTAGTCAAAACCTTCAGACCTTCCGATTGCAAAGCCCGACCTAATTCGATTTGTTGCTTTACCGATGACATGGTTTCATCATAGAAAGCTTGTCTAACTATCAACGGCGCGATCTCCGTAGCCCTTAACTGCCTTTCTGAAATTGCCATAAATGAATAAGTAGAATTGTTTTAATAATAGCACAACATTTTAACCCTGTAATTTCTTCGTCAATTCTTGCATCAATTCATTTTGAGTCATTTCAGAATAATCCTTTTTCCCTCCCTCTTTTTTCTGCTCAAACTCAGTCAATAACCTGACATTGATAGTATCCATCCCTAATAATCCCTGTAAATGCTTAGTGATAACCGTCATTTGACTGATAGCGGCTGTCTTAGCCCTCATGAAGGCTACTTTATCCTTTGGACTCTCACAGTCTTTTATTTCATCCTTTATCGTCTTTATATCCTCACAGCAAGCTTCGTATTGACTGTTGTAACGTTCCCACAATACAAAAAACTGAGTAGCACCGTCCCCCGCGTCAGGATTAATATTTGCTTTGATATGTAAATTTAGATAGCGGTAAATTCTCCAAAGTTCATCTTCTGGCAGTCCGATGTAATCGGCGATCGCGGCGTGACTCTTGCCCTCAACGTATAGCTTCCATATTTCACCACACAGACTTAAGCTAGGCTCTACCGTAATCTCACTCATAAAATAAAATGTTTTATAAATTTTGTTGACATTTTAATAGTAACCCTGTAAAGTTAATAAAGATTCAATTTTAGAGGTATCTAATGCCAAAAGTTTATAGTATCGGAACTCCTGAAAAAACATTGCTTGACAACGTTTCAGGTATTGCAAAAAACAGATTTATTGAGCAAATATCTTCCGAAGACTTCTCTATCGGCTACGCTGTATCAGTTTCCAATATGGACGGAAAAACACTGATTGTCACAGATAATCACGTTTTAGTAGTTAATCCCGTAGAGGCCGAATAAATGTTAACAATCAATGCCAGTGTTTTATTAGAGGCAATAAAAACCGTATCCCCCGCCGTTCCATCCCGTCCTACCCATCCTATTCTAGGAAATATTATCGTAGAGACAAAAGGCAATCAAGTAACCTTAAAAGCCTTTGACTTATCCACTGGCATTATTGTTACAATCCCCAACATTGAAGTGACAGTTGAAACCGTGATCGCATTACCCGCAAAGTTATTTGAAAGCATTGTTGGAAGCCTTGAAGGTGATGTTACTTTTGTTTTTGTCGATATTGATCCCGATAGTCAAAACAAACAAATCGGATTAAAGGATAAAGATTCATACTCAAAAATCAGCTTTTTATCTGCTGATGAGTTTCCAGAGTTGCCTGAAGTTACAGAAAACTCAATTGAGTTTGATACTGAAATCTTTAAGGCCTTAGCGAGTGCAACTCTTTATTCCTGCTCTACCGATGAAACAAAACAAGTTTTAACGGGTGTTCATATTGATTCACAGCCCCAAAAAATTGAATTTGCTTCGACCGATGGACACCGTTTGACTAAGGCTTCACACACTTGGGAAGAACCAAATACTAGCGAACCAGTAGCATTAACAATCCCTGCAAAATCAATTTCATCCATTCTCAAGGTAGTTGATAGTACAAAATCGTTTACCCTGTTTTTTGATGATAATCAAATCGGTATTAAAACCGATAACAAAACAATCACTACTCGCAAATTAGAAGGGGCTTACCCTGCCTATAATCAATTAGTCCCTGCACACTTTGAAAAGAAGGCAATTTTTAACACCAAGGCATTCACAAAAGCCCTTAATTTTGCTTCCCTTGCAACGGATGATAAGAATCAACTTATTGTACTTTCTTTTCGGAAGGGAAAAGACATCTGCACTATTTACGCTCAAAATCAATCGGTAGTTTCTAACCAGTCAAATTGCCCCACTGAAGTGACTGGAATTGATGATATTTTTGAAATTGCTCTTAACTATAAGTACGCATCAGAAGCAATTAAAAACCTTAAATGTGGTGAGTTTACCTTGAATATGAATCTTGATATTCAACCCGTCACCATGACCCCGTTAGGCGGAGCGAATATTACCGCTTTAGTTATGCCTGTAAAAATAGTGAGATAATTTATGATTTTACCTGATTGGATGATTACAAGTTTATGCAAAGGTTTTATCCCCTTTGCAATAATGGAATATTGCGAAAATATTGGGTATAGCACGGGCAAAAGCTTGGAAAAGCCAATGGTGACACCGTTTGATCCTGAATTAGTTAATCCTGCTTCCCTAGATATTCGGGTTGGCAATACGGCTAAATTAAGGACTCAAAAAGGGTACAAAGATATTGATTTGTCCAAGTATTCAAAAGAATCACCCTACGCATTAAAACAGAGCGATCGCGTCTTGATTGACTCCCTAGAGACATTTAAGCTTCCTAACTTTATATGCGCTCAATTCAGGCTTAAAAGCTCAAGAGGGCGCGAATGGTACGAACACATGGAAGCGGGTTTTTGTGACCCAGGATGGCACGGTTCAAAGTTGACAATGGAAATTATCAATATGGATTTAGAGCCATTACCGCTTTACACAGGGTTAAGAATGGGTCAATTAATCTTTAGTTTGATGCTTGCAATTCCCGAAAAAGATTATTCTCAAACGGGAAGATATAACAATGATGAAAAAGTACAGGAGAGTAAGGGTTGATTATGATGACAGCAGATGAATGTCCAGATAAAGCTAGTCATACACCATGCCCTGAAACCTATCGTAGCTTTGTTGCATGGGCTGATAATATATCTAAAACTCATAAACAAATCAAATGTCCGACCTGTAATTTATTTGCTATTTGGATACTAAAATGACAAATCTATCCATTCCCGAACCCCCGCCTATCCCTAATGACAATCCTAGTATTCATGATTTAGTCGTGGAGGATTTAAAAAAGGATACTTACATTGTCCTAACAAAAGATATTTTAGATCGTAAAGCTTTTGGGCTTAAAAAGTATGGAGTTCCTTTACAGCAAGGCAATAGCCGAAACCCGTTAAGAGATGCTTTTCAAGAAGTATTGGATGCGATCTGTTACATCAAACAAGAAGCAATGCAGTCTAATAGTTTGGAGTCAAAAACGCTTTATTTTAAACTGATAGATATAGCAGAAGACCTTAAGGATTTAATCGAAAATAAACCAGAACAAGGAACAAATATTTCAGTATTAGGAGATAAGTAATGAACGTAAACAACGAATATCAACGCCTATTAGCTACCATCTTACATGGCGGCGATCGCGTTACAACCCGTAACCATGATTGTATTAGTGACATTGACGGGATAAAGGCAAGTTTTGATTATTTCCCATTAGTTACTCTCAGGAAAATTGCGCCGAAAAAGGCTATTCGAGAAATGGAATGGTTCATAAGTGGAGATACTAAATGCCCTGATGAATTGCTTGATTGGTGGGATGGACAACTGAATCCCGATGGGCATTATATACATGGATATGGACATCAATTAAGAAATTTTAATTATGGATTTGATCAAATTGCCTTTGTAGCTAAAGCATTAAAAGAACACCAAAATAGTCGCAGGATTGTAACGACAACTTGGAATCCTGAAGAAATGGCAGAAATAACAGAAATAAATCAAAATCCAAACACACCCACGACTTGTCACGGAACTGAAACTCAGTTTTTTGTAAGGAATGGCAATCTATCAATTCACACTGTTCAACGGTCAGGTGATATACTCTTAGGAGTACCCCATAATTGGGTACAGTATTGGGCTTTGCTGTTGTTTTTTGCCCATCATTCAGACTTGGGAGTAGGGAAGTTAGTTTGGACTTTCGGGGATGCCCACATCTATGATGATCCGAGCCATTTAGATTGTGCTAATGAAATTTTAAACGGTCAATCTTCAAAGGAAAAACCAGACTTAATTTATAAATATTCTGGGGGAGTTGATCATGTTGGATTGCCCGCTTTCAAGGCTTCTGATTTTACTATTGTCGGGACTATTCCTAAACCAGTAACCACAATTAAGCCAATATTATTTTAAGAAGACTTGTTTATGGAATACCTCGTTCTAGCTATCATATTCTTTGTTGCCGCTTTTATCTACATGGAAGCTTGATCGATAAAAACGCTATAATTATTTTAAGGAGATAAAACGATGATTGAGATTGAGCAACCACAACCCCATAAAATATCTGTAAGCCTAGACTCGTTTAGCCCGTCATCAAAAAATATTGTAATGATTGATGATAAGGAGATTATAGCGAGTGAGATAACGATAAAAACTGCAATCAATAAGCCAACATCAGTTACGATTACAATGCCTTATTGTGAAGTTCAAGCATTGATTAATTCACGATCAAATATTGCCTTGATTCCAAAAGTTAAATCAACTTTTGATAAAGTTGAAACTTGCAATCAATAAAGCATCGCCAGAATTGCGGGAATGCTTAAATCACGCAAAAAGATTTGTCTAGGCATTAATCTGAATTATTTTAAATCCTGTTATTATTAAGGTAACAGGATTTGTCTAAATAAAATGTTAACGGGCTAAGGTTTAACAATGACAGAAAATATTACAATAAGACAAGGGGAAACTTACTATTTTCCACCATTTGAGATTGATGGTGACTGGACAGGAGGGGTCTGTCGTGGACAAATCAGGGATGATTATAAGTACCTTGATGGTTCAGTCTTGGCTTATTTGCAATTTGAGGCTTTAACCTATGATCCTGCTACAGAGAAAACAACGGTAAAGCCTTATATTGATCATCAGTTCACATCGTCAATTCCGCCGCATCCCAAGTGGAAAAGGGGGAGTATTCTTTCGGAAAAAAACGCTTACTTGCTCGACATTGAAATTGAAAAAGATGGGGTAGTTACGAAAACTGATACCAACCTTGTAGAGATTATTCCAGAGGTAACAGATAACTCAATCGTAGTTGATCCCCCGATTATTTGGGACGGAAGCATTGATCGTGTTGAATTGACAGAAGCTAATGGATTGATCAAAACTTATACGGTTTGGGGGACTCCAAACGAAACAGTCAATCTTGGAACCTTTGATGTTGCGGATGGACAAGATGGTGAGGATGGAGAAGATGGTGAGGATGGAGAAAACGGCGTAGGGGTTGAGTCGGTAACTTATAACGAGTCAACGAATACATTGACTGTTACTTTAACCGATGGAACCTTAACTGAAACGGGAAGCTTAAAGGGAGGCAAAGGAGATCAGGGTGATAGTATTGACAGCGTTGATTTGTCTGAAACAAATGGATTAATTAAAACTTATGAAATAACCAGCAACAACCAGGTTATTGGTACGTTTAATATTGCAGATGGTGCCGATGGTAATAATGCTGATTTAGATCCGTTAACGATTAAAACTCGTTACGAATCAAATGCAAACACTAACGCTTTTACTGATGCTGAAAAGACTAAACTTGCAAATTTAGAAACGACCCTTAGTGCAAAAGCTGATTTGATTGGGGGTGTAATTCCTAATAGTCAAATTCCTAGTATTGCAATTACTGAATTTTTAGGAGAAGTTGCTAATGAATCGGCAATGCTTGCTTTAGTCGGACAAAAAGGAGATTGGGCTATTCGCGTTGATACAAGCTCAATGTGGATTTTAACTGGCAATACTCCCTCAAGTTTGGATAATTGGTTAGATGTCCCTACGCCTTCCAGTGGGGTTGCCAGCGTTAATGGTCATCAAGGGATCGTCGTTTTAAGCTATTCAGACGTAGGGGCGGCAAGCTCGGCACAAGGCACAAAAGCTGATACAGCTTTACAGCATGGTGATATTGGAGTTTCTGTTCAATCCTATAACGTAAATACCGTAATTGATGCGTCTTATGTTCGTACCGACAATAATTATACAAACACTGAAAAGACTAAGCTCGCAGGAATTGAGTCGGGCGCACAGGTAAACGTCCGATCTGACTGGAACGCTACTAGTGGTAATGCCCAAATATTAAACAAGCCTACTCTAGGAACGGCGGCGGCAACAGACACATCAAGTTATGCTACTGCGGCGCAGGGCGCGAAAGCTGATACGGCTTTACAACCAAAACAAAAAAATGTTGTGTCTGTTAATTCAACCGTAAACCTAACATTAAACTCAGTTTATTATCAGTTTTATACCCCGACTGTTGCATCAGTTGACGTGATTTGTCCTGCCCTAACAATCGGTGATAATTTTGAGATTGAAATCTTTAATAAGCATGAAACAAATGCTTTGGTTATTAAAGATAGTGCATCTAATACATTAGGAACCTTAAGCCCAACGTCTATTACGGAAGATCGTAGTTGTCGTCTTTTTTGGGACGGTGCTGATTTACATTACTTGCCTTTAGGAGGTTATTAAAATGGGAAATATTATTTATTCAAGACAGCAACTTGTTACGGGTTCTACTTCTATTGCTAACATGACCCCCCAAGGGGTTAGATCAACTGATTTTACGGCTACAGCTAACTCAATTTATGACATTACGGCTAGTTGTAGAATGACCTTACCAAGTAATCCTAGTATTGGCGATAGAGTAGCTTTTATTCTTACCTCAAATGCTATTTTTGACATCACATCTACCGATAGAATTGATGGCAGAGTATTGGCAACAGATTTTGTTAGAAGAGTACAAGTAACAGGTATTTGGTTTGTTTGGACTTATTCTGGATCAACTAATGGATGGATTTGGAATAGTGTTTACACCTCAAGCATAGGTGAGGTTTATGTTGGCACAGGTGACGCTAATACTGTTTTATACCTCAAATTTGATGAAGCTACTCCAATAGATTCTTCTGTAATTCCTAAAACCTTAACGGTTGTAGGTACTTCTCAAAATACGAGTGACAAAAAGATTGGTACTTCTAGTCGTTCTTTTGCACAAAGTAACAGTTATATCACCGTAAACCACCCTGATTTGACTTTAGGGACTGGTAATTTTACGATAGAATCGTGGGTTAAATATTCTTCATTTTCTGGTTCATCTGCTAGAGGTTTATTTATGGTTAATACTGAGGGTTTAGGTGGGCCAGGGCAATTAAATATAAATCGTCAGGCTAATATGTTTCTTCAAAGTACGGCTATCCCCGAAGTGAGTGTTAGTAATACATTTGCTCCTATAAATACATGGCATCATTTGGCAATTACAAGGAGTGGTAACACCTTTACTATTTGGGTTAATGGGGTGGCTCGCGGCTCGACAACAAGCACGTCTAACTTAACAGGTACATTTTGGGCAATTGGGACTTATAATACTTCAAGCTATTGTTGGGGTGGGTTAATTGATTCTTTCCGAATTACAAAGGGTATTGCGCGATATACAGGTACGTTTAACCCAGAAACGGATACGGGGCTTACTTAGTAATTGATTTTGTAAGTGCCAATGGGTTTGGAGATTGTTCTTTTGCCTAAACCCCTTCTTTAGCATATCGTTCTAATCTTTTTTCCAACATTTGCAAATACTTACTGGGATTATCTTTCCAGTATTTTTTTTGCCTCTCGTTTCTTAATTCTTTAAATTCATCCCTACTTGCGACGCATTTTGAACAGACTCCCATTTCATAAGTAGTCTTCCCTTGTAATCTTCTATCGCAAATCTGACAAGTTTTTACTGGTATGTATTTTTTAGTCATTGTTATTATTTAGATATGTATATTAATTAATAACAATGAGATGGAAAATATTAAAACAGATAGCGGGTTGACCGATGTGATGGACAGGGCAAATATCCCCATCAAAGAATCCGACTTAAGCTTAGGGATGATAATTGACGATGTTACGACATTGGAGCTATATCGCAGTTCTAGCCTTATTAAAAAGATTATTGACGCAATCCCTGAAGCCGCTACAGAGAAGCCCTTTAATATCGATTTAGGGGCATCATCGAGCGAAGGCGTTGATATTTATGGTGAACTCGAAAAAATACCCTGTTCTATTCATCGAAACGGATTTAGAGAAGAATTTCATGGAGTTAATGAAGCCTTTTTTGAAGCCGATCAAATGGCTCGATTATTTGGTAACTCCTATATTTTTATGGGTATCAATGACGGTCAAACAAACGATCAACCTGTCAATATAAATAATATTACTTCGATTGATTATTTATACGTTTTATCGCATCAACAGTTAACGTCAGACGGGGCTAATAATCGCTATTTCTATTCATACAATATCAATGGACATGAGGGATTAAAAGAAACAAATTATATTCACCCTAGTAGGGTATTAAGATTTTACGGCTCTAAGATTCCATCGGGAATAAGTATTGGAACTTATCAAGATGATTCGATTATTCAATCTGTTTACAATTCATTCATCAGGATGTCAGGGGCTGTAGGGGCTTCTCACGATATGCTTCAAAAGCATTCGGCTTTTATTTATGCAATTAAAGGATACGAGAGTGCAATTGGTTGGCAGGAAACAAAAAGGGATTATTGGTTTAAAGGGATATTTAAGGGGGTTTTAGACGCAGTAGGTCGGACTGGGGGAATATTAATGGACGCGGGATCAACAGCTAGTTTTATTAATAGAAACTATGGAGGTGTTGATACTCTTGTAAATCTATTAATGGGTTGGTTTGTAGCACATTCAGGATTGCCAAAATCTATGTTACTAGAAAGTAGTGAGTCATCAGCTTTTAGTGACAAGGGTTTTTCTGATAGGGTACAGTTTGCGCGTTCTACTAGTAGTTATCAATCAAATCACTATAAACCTAAATTAAAAACATTAATTAGTTATTATTTAGCGTCTAAACAATCCATTATTAAAAAAGTAGATAAGCTTGACATTTCATTCCCTAGCGTCTTAGTTTTGACTCCAAAAGAGCAAGCGGAATTAGAGGGGATATATTCCAAAAATGATGACCTTTATATGAAGAATGGGGTATTAACCGAAAATGAAGTTAGGCAATCTCGTTTTTCAGGGACTAACTTTGGTACAAGTATCACCCTAGATATTAATGTTACATCCGATTTAATCGAACAAAGGAGACAAGAAAAGATGACCAACCAAAACAAACTTAATCAACAGCAACAGCAACCAATTATTAAGACGGATTCGGGTGACAAAATAATTATCAATGGCGTTGTATTGCCCCTGTCTGAATATGAGTCTATGTACGACATTGAAGAAATGGAAAAACTTGAGGACAAAAAATAGATGCTTAATTTCTTATTTGGTGTGTTAATTGGATTCGCGATCGCCTATTATGTTTTAACAAAATTAGCCGCTAGACTCGTCATTCTTTCGACTGTTGACATACTCCAGAAAATAGCAGACTCGGAAGGGAAACAACCTATTAATTTTAAACATGAACAATCAAATAGAAATTAAAGAAGACGCTAAAACTAGGGATGATTTAATCTGGAATGATAAAGAAAAAATCTACTATCACGCTAACGGTAGGAAAATTTCTCAATATCAGATGCTTCAGTTAATTAGGCGTGAACAAAAAGCGTTTAATCAAGATATTGACGTTTACACTAGAGGGTTATTAAATAAGGCTATAAGTTTTGAAGATTATCAAAAGTTAGTTAAGGAGTCTGTCAGGGATTCTCATGTTCAAATGATGCGATTGGGTCGCGGTGGGAAGGAACGGACGGCGGCTATCCATTATCTAGACGTTGCCAACGAATTAAGGGAAAATCAATACCCCCCGTTGAGGGATTTATTTCAACAGTTAGCCGATGGTAAGCTTTCGGAAGCTCAACTCAAGGCAAGATTAAAAGCATACATCAAGGCTTCCAAAATCAGCTTTGAGCGGGGTAGAGAAAGCCAGCAAGCCATGATTAAGCCGATGGAGGTTAGATTGTTAGGCTCTACCGATAGGCACTGCTCAGATTGCATTTATTACGCAAGTAGGGGTATTCAACCATTGGGGACGTTGCCAGTCCCAGGGCAAGCTTGCCAGTGTCGTCAAAACTGCCTTTGCTCTAAGATTTTTGGGACTCTTGAGGAGTTGGTAAAAAGATTAGCTTGACAAAAATTAAAACATTTATTATGATTTTAGATAAGGTGATCAAGGCTAGTGAATCCCGAATGGGTGTACCGTTCAGTGACCCACGAGCGTAGTAAGAACGATAAGAGTTGCACTTATCCATTTATACGGATAAGTCTAGTAATGATCTCCTTTAACGGGCGGAATAGAAAGTGGATTCTCTCGGAATGATCAACCGAATGGTATGTCACATCCGTCCATTCCCGTTTTCGGGATACATGGGAGAGATGATAGGGAGTACCCTAAAAAGTGCGATGAACTATCACCACTCCAGCCTAGTGAAGTGTGTCCCGTTTTCGGAAAAACAAGGCGATCAAAAGCGGCTAATGGCGGAAATATGAGAGACGCGCTTGATTTTATCAGGTTCTTATCCCCTTTTTGAGGGTAAGAGTCCAGTTGCAAGTTCTGGTTAGCCGCGATCGCCTTTAATTGGGGAGTTAGCAAAGAGGTAATGCAGGGGAGATTCGTCCCCGACACTCAGGTTCGAGTCCTGAACACCCCATTTTATTTATCCTTAACCGAATTTTGCCCTGTAAGGTATCCGAGTATTCCCCCGATGCCTACCTTGGCAATATCCCCCGCAATGGGAAGGGATTCAATCGGGTTTTCCCAAGGTTTAGACGATAGCCAAATCACGACAATGGCAGTCACCACAAAGATAGGCAAAAACTCAGCAAGTTTCATTTAATATTCCTGTTATTTTTAATGACAAGTAGAGCTATTTTAGGGATTGTAACCCCCATCCAAAAAAGATTAAGCCATGTCGATGAATAAGCACCGTAAAACCCAGTATAAATTACAAGAAACAATCCCCCTAAAAAATTAGAAATAAGATATGAAAACGAGTCTGTTGTGATTTTTTTGTTAAAACTTAAATAATAAGACCCTAATACTAAAATCGTTCCAATCCACCCAAGAATATCAATTAATAGTTTCATTATTCCTCAATATAAATATCGTACCCTATAATATTTCTAATCCCTTGCACAGGAGAACCATCCGATTCAATTGGTTCAACGTCATGCCATAAAGGGGAACCCACATCAGCTTGAAAAATAGCATCGCCTTCTAACAATAAAGTCCTTAGAAGTTCGGTTTTTTTGTCATCATCATAGACAACGCTTTCACCTCCAATTATGCCTTTTCGTTCTACTACTAAAGCAGAAACAATATAGTCACATCCATCTTGGTGAATACCTTCAGGAGCATTAGATTCTTCCCGATTATCATCAGGCTTAGAAACAATTCCCACTTGTTGGCAAATGATTTTTATTTTTTTAGTTTCCCCCTTTTCGGCAATATCCGTAAACGTTGCTAGGTAAGCCAGTATTTTCCTGAATTCATCATTGCTAGTTACTTCTACAGGAGATGGGGGGAATGATCTTGGTAAGTTTCGGTAATCAAGTAAAACGTCAGACGTTTGGCGGTACGGGACATAAGGCAACTGCTCAATACTCCATTCAAAGTCTTCACCACTTTTCCCCAATAAAAAGCTAGATATACCCCGTCTTCGATAGGGTTGAATTTCTTCAAAAGCCGCAATATCTTCTTTGTCAAATCGATCAACAAAACGCCTTAAATCCGACAATGAAATTATATCCGCAAAATAATCAGGCAAAAAAGTTTCTAGAAAAAACTCTCTTAACCAAGGAAACTTTTCGATCAGGAAATCTACTTGATCACGCTTAACTAAATACATATCCCAAGGAAGAGATTCGTAGGTTGGGCATATGTTCTGTAGTTTACCTAAATCAATTCCAACATCTCGCAAATTAAATTTAAGTATTGGATATTCTGTATTTAGTTTTTCAACTAATGAATTTGCCAAGGTCAAGGTCTTGTAATAACTGATCATAATGTTTATGTTTTACTAATAATAACGAATATAATTTCATCCGATATTACCCTCATCTGAATGAATATCATAATTGTGTGGATTTGAATCCCTGCGGCGAACTTGTATAGGAGGAACTGATACCCCATATTCCCCAAAGGCATTCTGGAGAGCTTGGTTAACTCGTTCAACTACTTTTTCTGAGTTTCTTTCCTGATTATTTAAGTTTTTATGAACCTCATCAAATCGCCTAGCTACTGATTCTTTATGGCTTTCATGATTTTTGTTCATGTTGTGAATTTCTGTAGTCAAATTTTCTATGCTGTTTTGAATCCCTAATAAAATATTTTGCAATTCTAATCCTTTTATCTTTTCGTTAGCCGCTATTTTTGTGTCAACGATTATGGTTACTTTTTCTAGTATTCTGTTTTCAAAATTTTGCTTATCAGCTTCACTTACTTTTTTACTTCCCCCTATTATCATCCCACCTGCGTAACCAACAAGCGCGATAACAAAACCAGCTACAACAGTCGATATAAAAGTTTCCCCAACATACCAAGGTTTCTCAGGAGTATTCGCCTGTTTTGATTGGGCATAACTAGGAGATACGCCCATCAACAAAACGACTAACCAAGTTTTTATAATAGTTTTTTGCATATTACTTAAATAAAAAATTATACCTAAGCAATATTAACTAACGCTATTTTAAAATGTATGATAGAATAATATTAAAACAATTCGAGGTAATTATGTCTTTCGCGGAACCAGTTGACGGATTAATTGACGAGGTAAATGATATTGGTTTATTGTTTACTGAGAATAAAGGCAAAATACAGATACAGCCAAAATCAGAAATAATGCCCCGAAGAACGAATCCAATTCAAGAAAAAATGGATACACTGTTACTTTATCTTACTCATCCCGAATCCCTTGAAGACGACGAATAAAAACTGAGGTAATTATGAAAGAATCCAATATGAGTATTGAACAACTTTGGGAATACGCAAGCAAGAATCAGCAAGTAGGTTTCAACGGAGGGTATTACTACATTGAAACCATAACTCAAGATTTCTATCCTAATATCCCCAGATTGGTTGTAATTCTTTCAAATAAAAATGAAGATGAAAAAGACTGGAAAACAATAGAGGTAACAAAAAAAGAAGATTTAGATAAAATAAGCTTTCCTTTTTACTAAATCTCATCCCATCCTGTAATCCCTGACGACATCACATAACTGGTTACGGTTGCCTCAAAGAAATTAGCTTTGGTGTGACCTTCTTTTTTTGTATCTGAAAAGCGTTCTAAGTGAGTGTAACAGGACTTAGTGTATTGTTCACCCGTATAAATAGGCTCTAATCCTATCGCCTTCAATCTCATGTTTGCGAGATATTTGGTGTATTGATCGGTTGATTGTTCTGTCATTCCTAAGATGTTATTACCGATTCGATGGTTAGTCCAATTAATTTCTTCTTGCACCGTTTTATCGGTCATCTCATTGATTTGATCAACGGAGTGAGGGAATACTTGCATGGCTTCAGGAATAAGCTTTTGATACAATCTAACATGGCTCAATTCGTCCCTGTTAATCATACGAAAAACATCAGCACTCCCAGGCATCAGCATCCGAGATGCAAGATTATAAAAACTGATAAATCCATTGTAAAAATAAATACCTTCTAACAGGTAATCCGCTACTAACGCAACAAAATAATTTTCTTTACTGGGATTATCTACAAAAGCTTGATATAGACTCGCAATATGCTCACACCTTGCTTTTAATACCTTGTCTTCTCTCCAAAGTTCATAAATACTATCTCTTTTTTCGGTGGGGATGATCGTGTCAATCATGAATTGATACGATTGATTGTGCATCCCTTCTTGACTTATCTGTTCAGCCATACAAAGACTTATTTCAGGGGCGGTAATATAGTTTTTGATGTGTGGGATGTTTGTTGTCTGGATAGAGTCTAAATAGGTCAAATAACCTAACATCCCATCAAAAGCATATCGCTCATCATTGGTTAGATTATTGTAGTCCGTCACATCTTGAGTCAGATCGAGGCGTTGCGGAATCCAGAAGTTCTCTCTCATCTGAGAATACAATCCAACTGCCCAAGTATATTTTACGTCATTGAGTTGCATCAGGTTTGTGGTATTGCCAAACCAGATTTGGCGATCGCGGTCATCCCCAGACGGGTTAAAAATGGGAGTCGGTTTCATGAAATGCTTACTGTATAAGGGTTATGTCTAGATTATAGCACATCATTTTAAATTGTTTTAATTTTTTTGTTGACATTTTATAGGGATTCAGTTTATTATTATTTTTAATGGCTAAAGAAAAAGCCAAGTTTTTATTACATTGAGGATAATTAATCGTGAAATCTACAACGCTTTCGGCTAGTTCTATGCTGGCAATGTTTATTATCTTTACTTCTGTTAGCTCTGTGATCAGTTCATTTCCATCTACTTATTTAGTAGAATTTTCTACCTCACAACTAAATGGCTGTCGAGTCGTAATTGACAATCCATTAGCAAGAACTGGATTAGGTGTCGTTGGAACATGGGGCGGCGGCGTTGGTTTTTGGGGCGGAGCTATTGCTAAAGTCGTGGAATTAACAGTTCCTAAGACTTCTGATATTTTTCGTGGTGACATTTGCAAATAACTAAAGTCATGACAACAGCAACACTTGATTTAGAACCCGCGATCGCGTCCGAGGTAATCAATAATTGGTATCCAAGGGTCAAAGAATACCCCTGTATTTTCTTGACCAAGGAAGCTGATTTATTGTCCAAAGGAGAAACAACCCACGTTTTTATTGATTTTGATTGTGGATACGAAGCGGTTATGTCTGCATTCGTACCAGTCAAAGATTATCTATTCCATCAAATAAATTATCAAAAGGAGTTGAATGATGATTCAAATTGAATTTACCGATAGTCAACTCCGTGACATCTTATCCCTTGTTGTATATGCTAAAAACAAGTATGGAGGGGAGTCATATCAAATTATTGCCAACCAAATAATAGAGAAATTAAAAATGATTGAGAATATAAACGACTTACTCGCAACTGTGCGACTACAAAACGAATCAAAGCGTATCATTGACAGCTTAAGAGGTGTCAAAGCTGAAAATGAAGATCAGGACGCAAAAAATCTACGAGATCTCTTTTTCCATCAACGTCTTTTTGATGAACTTCAAAATAAAATTGATGAGTACAAAAAATCTAAGCCTAAAACGATTCAGATTGAATTTACTGAAGATAAACTACGCTCTTTGATCATGCACTTCAAAGACTTTATTAATCAGCAAGGTTGTGACGGAGCGCATCCCGACGAGCTGGCTACAAAAATTGAGTTTCTTAAGCAATTTGAGGACGCATTAAATGAATCAAAACAATCCTGATTATTCTTTTCCCGTTGCCAACTTTGTTTTATTAAAATTCAAAGGCATTGAAGGCAATTCTACCTATGTCGATAAAGCTCATCCGATGGACGGAAAAGACTTTGTAAATATCAATTACGACAATTCTATCTCTGGTATCAAAGGGACTGCATTTGTACCCCTAACAGCTTATCTACACTGGCAACAAATCTATTATGACAAAAAGAAAAAGGAGTTAGAAAATGCAATCATCTAGCAGATTAATTGTCAAGCCTATAGTCATTAAAACAGGCTGTATGAACATTGTTTTTGACCAGTTAAGGAAGTCTAGCAAGCAACTAAAGGAGTCTCTAGAAAATGCAATCAATTGATTTTACAAAAGAAGAAATTAGCTTAATCCTTGTAATGTCAACAACTGCTTACAAACAACTTGCCAAATTAGATGAAGACGATTTAACCGAGCAAGTATTGAACACAACAGAAGCCATTATTGACAAAATAAAAAAACATCTAGGAGACAATCAAAATGATAACAGCCAAGTGCCTAACGATTAGTTTCTTGATTTATCTTTACACCCTACATTTTATTTATGGAAACTAAGCAAAAACCACTAGAAGAAAGAATCGATGACTTTCTTGTAACCCAAGGAATTGACGACAGTAATATTGATGAATTTCTGAAATCACGCCGTCTTAATTCTCGTTACTTTTACTACGACTATCGAAGTCATGGAGAAAACAGGAGTCATCGTTTTGATGCTCCTAACAATCCCACTATCCTGATAGGAAAATCAAACAGAATCACCATAGGAGAGCCTACAAAATGCCCCAAAAGACTAAATCGGAAAGCAGTGAGCAAGCGTCGTTCGTGTCGTGGTTCAAAACGTTCCAACCGCGCTATTTAATCTTTGCTATCCCTAATGGTCATGTACTCCTGTCTCGCATGGGAAAAGCTATTGTAGAAGGGCTATTAAAGGGCATCCCTGATATTTGTATCTGTGTCGATGGAGGACGGGCTATCTTTATTGAAATGAAGAAGGCAGGAGAAAAACCTACCCCCGAACAATTCAAGATTCACCTGATTTTAAAACGTTTAGGTTTCCCTATTTTTGTTTGTTACTCCGATATGGAAGCCCGTACCACTTTCTTGAGGTTTATGAATGAAAAGAATAAAGTCAGTCAACAATCCACCCCGTAAAGGTCAATTAATCAAAAGAGAGATTTTATTCTCTCTCGTTAAATGGGATGGTGATAAACATTCCAGATTACTCAATAATCACTTATTTACTTTGGAGAATTAATTATGTCTGAGCAAGCAGAAAACCTCTATGATTTCGCTACTCAATGGCTAAAAAATAAAGGATGTAAATTTATCGATCATGGTGGGTGGGAAGTAACAGAATCTTCGGACTCAAGCCATTGTGATCATCTTGAAGGATACCCTCAAATTGTCATGGGTTGGACTGGACAAAATAGCAAACGAATTGACTGTGTAAATATTGGTACAAGGCTTTGGGTTAACGATGCTTACAACATTGAATCAAGGGTAAAAAAAATAATCACTTGCTACAGTAAAGCAGAAGTAATCGCGGCTCTTACCGCTTTACATGAATCATTGTGTCAAGTCAATGAAATGCTTTCTCGGATAAGCAAAAAAGAAGAAAAAGAAGAATTGTATAAGGAGATGGTTAGTCACTTAACCCCTTAAATCGCTCAAGGCAGAGGGGCAAAATTCCCATCGGTATAACACCCTCCCCAATGGCCAAGAGCGTTAAAATGGTCATTGCAAGTTGAATCTGTGCCATTGCACCCAGGGTATATTGTAACCTTGTCCCCAATCTCCCAAGTATAGGGCGCATTAATTTGTAGCCCTATTCTTCCGTCATTTTGGACAAAATCAATCCAAAACTTAATCCCAATGTTATCGCCTGAATCAGCTATTAAATAACCACCTCCAGACGTTGCATTAAAGATGTACGGATCGCCTATATTTTGGTCAAAATAAAACTGTTTTGAACTAACAATATTATTGATTATCCCTGTTATTTTTAGTTGGTTTATATCTTTAGGGCATCGTTCATCCTCTAGCCTTTTTGTCCATCTACAAACATTAGTAAATTTCTGCAATGCGTTGTTACTTAATAGCGCATCTTTCGTATTAATCTCAAAAAAGAAAGTATCACCACTTACTTCATACTTCCCTATGTTGCCTTTTGTAACTGCTAATCCATCCTCAAGAGTTGCAGGTAAATTAGCATAATCGACAATTGCCTTAACAATTTCAGCCCCATCATAGAGTCCCGCTCTAATATCAACATCACGAATTAGCTCAGAGTCTAGGAATAATTCAACCTCAAAATTATCAGGAGTCAATCCTATTTGTTTCCTAAGAGCAGTCGGATCAATCGCTGTATTAGCACGATAAGTAATCCCATTAATTACTAAATCATGATCATGGGAAGTAAACCCAATCCATTCATCTGTCATCCTTGTAACCCATATCCTATTGCAATATATTGATCAAGTATTCTTTTTAGCCGTTGTCCATAGGTAGTTGATAGCCAACTTCCTAGATCGGAACTATTCACAGCAAACTCAACTTTATTGTTTTGGGTTTCTACTGTTTTTAGTTGCCCAAATTTCAAAGGATCAACATTCTCTGATGAAAGATTTTCTGACAAGAATAAATAATGCGCGATCGCCAAACAATATGCTTGCTCTTTTTGAGGCGATTCAATATATTCATAATTCAATTCAATCAAAGTATTTTCGATTAACTTGGAAACAATATCAGAATCGATTGACTCAAATTCTGGAAACTTATCAATAAAAAAATTGTAGTCAATTGTCATTATTCAGCCTCTACTAAATTTCTTAAAACCCCGTCTTTTTGAGACAATCTTAACCGTACTCTAGAATCAGGGATAATCATTTCAGTCCCGTATCTACCCTTCCAAAGACTATCGGAATTAACGTCAAGTCCGTCTTGTTTCTTGATCATGGTGATACCGTGTAAAGTGTGTTTTACGGTACTACCGAGGGGAATATGGACACTTTTACTCATAGACAAAAAAAATAATTGGCTACTAAATAATAACCAATTAATAAAACAATTTTATTTTGTTTTTAAGCTACTTTTGAAACTTTGGTATTGACAATAGCTATCGGTTCATCAGTTGCCTTGTTTTCTGTTACCTTAAACCCTTCTAATTCACCTTTTGCGGTAGGCTCTTTTGTCAAAACAACCAAAGTTCCCTCTTCAAGGTGATGATTAAAAATAGGGTGCTTCTTAAGATGGTCAATATCATCGTCAGGGATTGCAATATTAACCCCAGGCAACAATTCGATTCGACTAATGCCTTTCCCGTTGGAATAGTCGATAGTCATTCCAGCCGCTTTGTTATTTTTAATTTGTGCCATAATTTTACCAAATAAAAGTTAATAGATAGGGCTAAAGGTAGCCCATAAGACTAAATACCATCAGCATATAACATTGATTGAACTTTGATTAATTGCTGACCACCGCAACGGGTTAAACAGGGAGTGGTATATTTCCGTTTTTCATACTCAGTAGGCATAGTCATAAATCCAATCGGAACATGAAAACGAATCTTCTCAGAACGGGGCATATAGCCGACCATAATAGAAGTTCCATTAGTCCCCAAACCCTTAAGATAAGGGACTGGAATAATCCGTTTTACACCAAAAGGATTTGATACTTGAGTCTTCAGGAAAAAGCTCAAAATCGTTTCGGTTGCCGTACTGTCAGGATAGGGAGTTTCTGAAATTAGAGAAAAATTCTCATCATCCATCAAAATCACTTCTGAAAAATGGGCATTCTTGGTATCAATGCGAGTCTTCCGAGCAAAGTTAGTTAAGTCACGGTATCTCTGCGCGGCCGTCTTGCTTGCCCACGTTGTACTAGAGCTAGTCCCGTCATTGGGGATAGTGTAGGTAGGTACGTTAGCATGACCGATAAAACCCATCAGATTATCCTGAGAACTACCACGCCAACCCACGTTATCAAGCGTTTGCTCAATGATTTCACGGGCGGTTAGTGCTAGGGTGGAATCCAAAGGTACGTTAGCCTGTTGAGCATACTGCATATCCTCCCAAGAATAAGAATATTGATTCCCGATGGTCTTGATCACGCCATAGCGACTTTCCATAAAAGCCGAAACTTCAGGAAAATCATCGGAGCCGCTAGACATAATCTTGGCAGAACCTAGAGAGGTATAAAGCGAGTATTGGTAGGTCTTAGCCCATGCTGGCAATTCAGAGCTAATGGGAACCAGTGAACCGTTAGCCATTTGTCGCTCAGGAAAATCCTGTTTTACGACAATATTTTGGACAGCCCGCAAGCTATTTTGAGCAAAAAGAGTCATTGACATAATAAAAACCTCCTATAGTAATTCGAGTTCAGCTAAACCAGCCGCCGCCGTTTTGCTAACCCAACGGGCAGTAGTAACTTGATCGGCGCGTGCAATAGTACCTGACTCTGACCCGCTTGCGATATTTGCGTTAGTCAGAGCAAAAGTGAACGTGGTAGTAGTCGGGGTCGCTACAATCGTGCGAGTCCCGTTTAAAACCGTATTAGTTGCCAATCCTGCGATCACGACAGATTGACCAACAGCGAAACCATGCGCGGCGGATGTCGTAATAGTGGCAACATTTGAAGTCAATGCAGTCGTCGTAATAGTTGCGGCATCAGCATCCTTACGAAAGTTACCCGCGATAGATGTACTGTTAGTAATGCCACGCAAATAAACATCATCGGCAGGGCTAACAGCTTGCTCGGAATAGACCCAAATACGACCACGTGATCGCACAGTGATTTCTTCTTTTTCCCGATAATTGACATCCTGAGTGCCTGTAACAACCGTGAGAAAGTCAGGATTATCCCAAGTGTCTTTTTGGACTCGTTTAGCGACTCCCATAAACTTCCCACCAGTTGCGGTAGGAACCTTTACTTTAGGACTAGAACCCACATAGGTAGAGTCGCGGGTGAACGTGCCACCATTAGCGGAATCGTAAACCAAACCAACTCCAAAATCGACAGCCAAATCAGCAAAGGCTGAAATATCAAATCGAACCCCCTCCTCCAATGCTTGCCCTTTTAAGGCAACATCGTGATCCCATACAACAGACGTTTGAATAGGCATTTAACAAACCTCCTATTTTAAAGTAATTAAATTTTTAGAACGACTAGAAACATCACCACGAATGGAATCGGTTCTAACCTCATCAGGCGTTAATCCGTCAAGATGTTTTTTGGTTTCTTCCGTGTGATTCTTGGGAGAATTTTGAGATTGAAACCAAATCCCTTCAATAAAATCAGGCGACTTTTCATCCAACTTGACATCAGGGTACAAAGGAGCCAAGTAAGCTTTTTTCAACCCCAATTCGTCAAGGTCAAACGGATCGACAGAATCGGAAGTAAAAACGTCTTTGACTTTCTCAAACGTTTTAAGCCAAGATTTAATAGAAGATGAATCCATGCGGGTATTTTTAGCCGATTCAAGGTCAGATTCAAGCTTTTGAATCTTGGACTCAAGAGCGACTTTTTCACCATCCAAAGAATCGTACTTAGGCTTAAGCGAATCAAGCTCACTCTTTACCCGTTCACCTAATTCGTATTCCTTGGTAAGCGACGATTGAAGCGAGTCCAAAACAGACAAAATCTCAGGCGATTCATCTGTCTTAACTTCATACTTCTCGCCCGTCCGAGGGATAGTATAATTTTTAATAGTTGTTACAGTCATAGATTTTTTGCTTTTTGAAACAGAATCTATTTTAATAATAACATCTGTTTCTTCACTGTCAAATCGTGCGTTATCCCCAGCCCTAGCTTTTTCGACTAACGCGATATGATTGCCTCCAATGTCTTCTTGCTCAACATCATATTCATATTCTTTTCCGATTATCCCCATCACGCCTAATTCATCCTTCCATATTCCAGAATCTTTTTTAAGGGTACAGGTATAACCACAAGACAACTGTCTATGGGTTGCGATTGCGGCGTTGATAGCGGTTTTGTCAGTGATATGTAGTTTTGCATGAATCCAACCATCATCACCGTAATAGCAATCAGGCACAAACCCTTTCTGATGTTGACTAGCATTGTCAGCCGTTACCAATTCTTTAGGATGGTCAAGAGTTACCAGTGAATTTCTAAAGCTATCAACAGAAGCCTTGACGTTTTCAGGCCTTCTCAACTCTCTAACCAGCTTCCCATCTTTCCAATAATTTTGAACACCGACACGGGCGACCCGCGCATCCTCAATAGACAAAAATCCCTGCGGAGTCCATTTAGCACTCTTAGGGATTTTTACGGTATCGTATCTTAATTCACTCATAATATTTACCTATAGTTTTAAGTAAATATTAACCTGTTTATTGTGCTATCATTAATTTATTCACGCTATCAATACTAAGATTTTTAACCGCCACTTAGATGCAACTATGGCGGTCTTTTATTGTTCATAAAAAATCAATCAATTTCAATCCTAATTCCTTCCGATTGTCTTCGCACTTTTTACTCTGACAACGAAAACGACTTAGCTTACCTTGCAAAGCCTTATCTTTTCTTTCTTGTAGTGTATTCCCGCACAAAGGGCAATCTCGCTTTTCTATTTTTTGAATCTCTAAATATTTAGATTCATTAAATATTAAATCTTCCCATTCAGGATCGGGGATTGATACTTGTTTAATTAATTCTTGAGTGACCATGATTAATTACCCTAAAAAGCTAATAGGACTATTCGGATTTTTGCCCTTTTTAATACAGAAAACAGCGTCCGATTCCTGTCTTCCACTACACATAACAGGCTTACCATTCTTAAATTGTGGAACCCCGTCAATTTCTTTCTGGCATTTACTCATAGGAACCCCGTCTTTTAAATAGTCAATACGCCAAGGAATAATGTATTGTTCTGCGATATGACAATCTAGTTCTTTAAGCTCTTTTGACCTTCCTTGACTACTAAAAAAAGATATAGGAAGCAAAAATAATAAACGACTTTCGGGCTTATCATTTAACAGTGGTAATGAATATTTAATGCCTTTGATTGCGTCATCAAATGGAGGATTTGTTATGATCAAATCATAACTGTGAAGTTTGATAGAACGGTCAGGAAGAAAGAAATTTGAACAAGAAAAAACAATCTTCTTTCTGAGAATATCATTGTGGAAATATTTATTAAAAAAGCAATGATACCTTTCTTGATTTACTTCATTAAAATAGAGTTCAGGAATATTTAATTGATTATCTATTAAATGCTTAATAATTGCATCAAATAAATAACCTCTTCCTCCAAACGGCTCTAAAATATTCTTATCCGTTGGCAATACTAACTTAGCCATTAAATTAGCTTCTCTTGGCGGAGTTTCATAGTCGCTTTTGTTCCAATCCATAGCTTTTTATTGGTTTATTTTCTATTATTTTAATCTAAAACATTTTAATTTGTCAAGAAAGTTATTAAAACAAATTAAGTTGACCTGATACATTAAAGCTAATCGCCTTTTGTTGCTTCCGAATTAATAACAACTCAGTGCGTTTAGGTCGTGTTTTAGTTTTGGAGTTGCGAGTAATACCCGCGCTACTGGCTACGGTTTCTTTATAGTGGCGATCCCAATTTTCTTCAGGATAAAGCTCATCTAGCAAGTCGTTAGGATAATAGGAAACAATCGCACCCGCGCATTCTACTTCGTTCAATGTTTTAGCCAGTCGATAGTGCATTTCTAGGGTATCATCCTTTGATTGCTTGGCATTGTACGAATAATATTTTTCGCAGTTTAGGTACGGGGGATCTGCGTAAAACAAGGTTTCAGGAGTTGCCCAACGCTCGATTACTTTAATGGCATCGTCGCACTCTAAATAGACTTTTTTAAGGTCGTTTAGGTTTTCTTGCAAGTGTGGGGATGCTGTCAGGATTCGGGAGGGAACGGAGTTATGTACCAATGTTGGGCAAGCGTCTCCGCCATTGTCATTGCTTGGGATTGTATGCCGATCAGTTCTCCATCCATCCGATCCCCTAAATGACTGCCAATTATCAACCAAATACCGTCTAACTCGTTCAATCCGAAAATCAACATCAGGCTCTACGAATTGCCTACCCACAGCATTCAGGCAAGCATAGGGATTAATCGCCTCCGATTCCCCTAAATGCGGCGCGGCGGTTAGGATTCGGGATGGGAGATTGGCAAATCCATCTGGTGATTGTAATGCCCCGATTTCTTCCCCCGTCCTAAATGCCCACCCCTTTGATGGTTCTCCTCCCATAAATGTCTGAGTGTGACCTACTAAATACTGCCTAGCATCTTCTAAGCGATCGCCGCTTCCCCTTGATTGTGAATCCTTATGTTCTGCCCGACTGTAGGGAGTGAAATAGACAGAATAGGCTAACAATTCAGGATAATCGCGAACCATTTTATAGAGATTCATTATCTCTCTGTCAGCATCATTCAGAACCGCCCGAAAATGACGACCCCGCGCTTTAACCTGTTCTGGTATCCCTTCATTTAAAAGGTAAAAATACGTCGCCGCGCTTCCACAAAACGGTTCACAATAAATGCTGAAATTATGCTCTTTAATAAATTGCAAAATCCAAGGGGCTAATCTTGCCTTACCGCCCACCCGTCCGATCACTGGTTTGATTTTAGTTTTCATGATTAATAATAAAACATTTTAATTTTACATATAAAACGATTAAGTGAATGTGAGGGATAGCGTCATTTGAGTTGGTAAAGCCCCGTGTTTTTTAGTGTAAAGCTTTTCGGCTTTTGTGCGATAAGGTTCATCTAGTTTTTTTAGCCAATCAGAGAAAGTTGATTTACTTTTTCTAACATTGCAGGAATAACAACAAATCACAACATTGCTTTCAGAGTGCAATCCCCCTCTTGACAAGGGAATTAGATGATCTAGGGTTTTTAGTCTCCCCCTATCGTGTGCCTTATCAGCCATTTTTATCCCACAGTAAACACACAGGCTTGTCTCACAAAAAAGCTTTGTAATAACTTCTGGAGTGAGAGAGCCATCGCTCTGACTATTTATTCTCTCACGTCTTTTCCCTTGATTGCTATTAACTTCTTCCCTGTGAGTATGACGATAAATCCTTGCGTATTCAACGATCTTTTCTTTATTGTTTTTTCTGTACTCCTGATTATATTTATTTATTGTTTCTTTATTCCCATAGTAATACTCTTTGCTTTTTTGGTTAAGAGCTTCTTTATTTCTTACATGATATTCTTTACTTTTTGCCAGCATTTGCTCTCTATTCCTATAATGATGATTAAGAGAGGATTGTCTTCTTTTTTCTTTGTTTTCCTCATAGTCCACTTTGCGCTTTTCTGTCAAAACGGATTTATTCTTTTCGCAGTACTCTTTTCTTTTTTGTGCTAGAGACTCTTTATTTGCTTCACAATATCTCTTGTGAGACTCCGCATTTCTTTCTTTGTTGACTTCATTGTATTTTCTTTTTCGTTCTTTTATGTTTTCTTTGTTTTTTTCGTAATACTCTTTTCTTTTTTCTGCCAATACTTCTTTGTTGTTTTCGTAATACTCTTTTTTCTTTTGACAAACTTTTTCTTTGTTGTTTTCTTTATACCTCCGATGAGACTCTTTTTCTTTTTCTTTATTCTTTTTATAATACTCTTTTCTTTTTTCCTTATTCTTTTCCCTGTATAGCTTGTCTGATAGTCGTTTTGCTTCTTTTCTTTTTTCTATCTTATCAATGTCGTTTTGTGCTAGAATATCCATATTGACCTCTGATACAGGTTAGTCGAATCCCAGACCCTGCAAGGTCGTGGGGTTCTCTTTTATTATAGCTTATTTTAGATGTTTTTAACAAACTAAGACAATTTATTTTTATTGGTAAAAAGCTTCCCAATCTTCTTTTGTGGCAAATTTGCGGTCATATTTTTGATTGTCTAAAATTAGGTGGTATTCATGCCACTCAGCCGTATCATCTCCAATCCATTGAACTTGTTTGGAATGAGTGCGTAAAACAGGATAATCATCTATTAATTGGTTAGACTTTTCGAGATAACTAAACCCGTCATCGTCTTTTTCCCAGTGCCATTTCTTCCCACCAGTCCATTCAATCCCTAATGACTGAATGAAGGGCTTTAAAATAGCGTTACCATGATTCATTATCTGTTCAAAATTTTGATAACTATACCCATTTTTATTGATGAGATTAATCAATCTTCCATTATGAATAAAGTTGTGGCAGGGATGACATAATGCACAAGTGCCAACGTATTCGACTCTACCAGTTGAATAGTTTATGTTATAGGACTCATGGGCTTCTAACCAACTTCTCATTTTTGCTTTGGACTTATGAACACCACAAGCCCAGCAATGATCATTAAATTTAGCTTTGCATTCTTTTTTGGTTTGTTTCCACCACTTATTCCCCTTAATTGTCCGAGGGTTTAAGGTATGCAATGGCTTGGGAATATTTGGATGACAAAGGAGGATAGGGAAGGTTTTCATTTAGGACTATTGTTTAATGCACAATAAAAGAACTTTATATTAAAGTAAAAATCACGCCTTGATGGAAGACTATTCATAATCCATTTTCTTCTGTTAAAGGCAATCTTACACCGAGTAAATCCGTACATAAAATCTTTTATTTTATCCATGTTCAATCCTCAACTTTTTATTATCTTCTCATCATTCCTGATAATTGTCAAGAAAGTTTATAAAACAATTTAAGCAGTACCGACCAAGATCCCTCGGAGAGGAGTACCAAACCATTGACTCCCCACAAGGCGATCGCTGGGGCTTGGTAGGGCATAAAAGCGGCCCGTCTTGGTCTCCCCTTGTAAGTCTATCTGTATGGGATAGAATTCGTGCGCTTTGAGGGCTACAGTCCCTTTTTGGTTGCCAGATAGTTTACAGATTATATTTTCGACACCAGGAAGATCGTAAACGGTCGGATCGCTGTCAGTCTCTAAACTTGCCTCGATAGTTGCCGTTGTCTCACTAAATATCGGTTCACCCGTCACCTCGCTAAACCCTATAGGTTCACTGGACGCGATCGCGTAGGTTATTCGTGCATTTATCTTCCCTAGCATTCATTTTCCCTCAATTTCTACTCAATATTAACCATTGCACGGGGTTTTGATGGTACATAGATGGTTTCTATGGTAACTATAGATAGATTTTATGGATACTTATCTTAAAATGTTAATCAGTTTATAAAATATATGTTATGATGGATTTATTGAAAGTTTAAAAGGTTTATTTTATGTCAGACAAAAAAAGGTTTACTTTTTATGTAGAACGTGGACTGCTGGAAGAGGTTGAATCAATTTCTGTATTGAAAGATTGTTCGGTCGGTAGCATAGTTTGCAATGCGCTTGAATACTTTACCGACAATCAAAATGAAGTAGAGCGTTTTTTGTTAATCAAAAAATTAAATGCTTTACAGGAAAAGGCTGAATTAAGACTTAAAGAAATTGAAAATAATCGCCTTGAATTGTCGTCTGATTCATACGTTGACTTGGTTTTAAAAAACCTTGAGTCATCCATTGAAAATGGGCTACTACTAAAAGCACTTAAGTCTTTTTCGGAAGAAAAAAAAGAAGCGATCGCGGATTCGTTTTTAACTTGTTTCAATATTTTTAACTTAGGAGCTACCGAAAATGAATAACGAGTCACTAAATGAACGATTAGAAAAATTAGAAACTATGTTTTCTATTCTCAGTACCAAGGTAGATAATGACCTCAAGAAAGTAGTCGAACAAAGCTTGCCAGATAAAATCAAAACCGATATTTTGGAGGCAGTCGGTCTTGATGGATTGGTTGAAAAAGCTCTTGAAAATTCAGTCCCTATTCAAGAGATAAAACGGATCTCAAGAATTACTCATGAAACAAAAAAGGATTTATTCACCACTAAAGTGGAAAATCGTACCCTAAAACAAGATGCTGACTTTAAAAAATATGGAGTTGATCCTTATCGCATCAAAGTTGACGGACTAGAGAGCGAATTAAGGACGATGACAGAAAAACTCATTGCACTCAAAAAGCAACATGAGTTGGTATTGAACAATATTCAGGCTCAGGTATTGGAATTGTTCAAATACTTATACTCAAAAGACAGCGAATTTACCATGTTTAGCGACACGATGAGTGCCATTGACAAGGCTTTACAGCAGGCGATCGCGGCTAACAGGGAATCAGAGATAAATCCCGTCATGACAGTAAACAATGAAATTGTCACAGTGTACCGTCAAGACATTGAGAACCAAGGGGAAATCACTATTTTCATGAAAGATTTCAAGCGAAAAGCCTACAGGGATATGTTGGAAAATTACGGTATCTCAAGAAACTCACTTGCGAGGCTCTTGGATGTATCTCCTAATACCCCAGACCGTATCAAGGGACGGATACAGGATTATATGGCAGAAAAACATCCGTCTATACCAGTTCACGTCAAAATCCGTCTATCCAGATATGGAATTAAGGGGGATGACGTTACTATGTTTTTCCCATTGGAGGAAACCCGAAAATCCAACCTGAGATTCTTCTTACCTGAAAAGTTAAACCCTTGGGAGCCTCGAATCAGACAAGCAATACTGAAAGGAACCGCAAACATAGTCGACAAAAAAGACCAAACACATTGAAACATAAGGGATTCAGCTTATTCTATGCACTAGAAATATTTCAGTCCATAAAGATGGATCACCTTTTTTGGTCTATTGACCATTACAACCTATACACAGAAGCCGATCCAATGGGGTCAAAAAGTTATTACTAAGGCTAAAAAGATATTATATCCAAAGTAATAACTTTCTAAGGGGCTTGGATCGGCTTCTACACAAGACTCTTAACGGTCAATAGATTAAAATACCCGATCCCCACTTTTTTCACTCACTATCTTGACTCATATTTCATCCTCACACCATAGCCATGTCAATCATTGACACAAGAAAACTCACTCATTTAAGCCCGTCCCCTATCTCGCTATAGTTTCTGCCTTCCGACTACCTAGCCCGCCTAGAATTTAATCCTATGGCCAAATGGTGAGACATTGAGTAAAGCGATCGCATTACAGGTTCACTCTAAAAATTAATTTGATTAAATACTTGACAAGTACAAAATATATTGATAGACTTGGGATATACCAAGAAAACAAGAGAGGACGTAGTAATGACTACCAAATTTAACAAGTCTGAAATTAAATTGATTAATCAAATCAAAAAAGCAGGAGAGTTGATCATTTACAATGAACCTAAATTTTGGGATAAAGTGCAAAGAATGATAGATAAGAGTCCTGATGCTTTTTGCTACGAAGTTCTAAATTCTGGATTAATAGTAATAACCCTTGCATAACCACCACCGCGATCGCCTATCTCGCTTCTGATAGGCAAATTAAAACAATTTTATGGAGAGTAAAGCAATGTTTAATTATGTCGAGATTGATTGTTTCCGTCTAGAAGACAGTAAATTGTGTGTTGTCGACAAAGGCAGTGAAGGCTATTTTATGGTGATTACCTCTTTGTCAGGAGAGAACATCGAAAACGAAAAGCATAGACCCATAAATCAAGCATTGTATTACGCTTTACTGGAAAGCAACCAAGATGATTAAATGTCCTAAATGCGATCGCCCCTACCGATGCCCTAGATGCGGCGGCGATCGCTTATGGCTTGCTGGTTTTGTTTACGATACCGCAAAATTTATCTGTAGTGATTGCAAATTCAAGTCTGCTCACTGTTTCTCCTGTAAAAAGGAAAAGCAGGAAACCGAGGCAATCAAAGCAGAGCTAAAGAAGCGAAAACCTTCTAAACCTAAACGCCGATGGGGAAACACAGGATTCTAAAAATTAATTTGACTAAATACTTGACAAGTATAAAGTATATTGATAAGCTTGGGATATACCAAGAAAACAAAGAGAGGACACAGTAATGACCACCGCAACTATCCCCGCCAATATTGAAAAGCAAGTAAAGTTTTTAAATCAATCATTAATCAAAGGAAAGATTACAGTCGAGCTAATCATTGAATCTGTAAAGACCTATGCCGATTCTGACAACTACGAAAACGAAGACGTACTGGATGCAATGCTTTTCTGGTTAGAAGAAAAAATGACCCCCGAATCTTACTCAGAACTTTGTGACTCACTTTAGATGAACCGCGATCGCCTATCTCGCTTCTGATAGGCAGTAAATTTATTTTTGAGGATTTAGTTAAATGGAAGATCTGAAGGCTATTTTTAATGACTGGCTTAAACAACAACCTCAATCTTATATGCTGTCTCAACCAGTTAAAGAATTGTTATTTAAAGCTTTTTTGTTTGGTAACGAAGAGGGTTATAAAAACTTGCCAAAAACCGATCCAGAAAATTACGATCATTTACTTGGCGTGATGCCCGATTCTGAAATTGCAAAACAATTTTCTATTTCTCGCCACTCTGTTTTATATAGAAGAAAAAAACTAGGGATTCCTGCCTACGATCCCCCTATACCATACGATCATTTACTTGGTACAAAACCAGATTCCGAAATTGCCAAAGATTTTGAGATGTCTGTTACGGCTGTACGCAATAGGAGGATAAGATTAAATATCCCTGCCTATAAAAACCCACCATTAAACATCCCTATTGATAAAATCCCGCCATCGTATGATCATTTACTTGGCACAATGCCCGACTCGCAAATTGCGAAAGATTTTGGCACAACCAGACAATTAGTTCGATACAGAAGGAAAAAAAAAGATATCCCAGCGTTTGATCCTGTCCCAAAAATCGATCATTTGCTTGGCACAAAATCCGATCACCAGATCGCCAAGGAGGTGGGAACACCTGTTTGCAATGTATCAAGAAAACGCCGAAAATTAAAAATAGATGTCTATGCCCCAGATTGCTTCTATGCCCATTTACTGGGAACGATGCCCGATACTCAAATCGCAAAAGATTTCGGGGTTTCCAGTTCATCCGTTCAGCAACAGAGATCGAAACTAGGTATCCCCCCTTACAGCAAAAAAACATCAAAATAGTCCGCGATCGCCTATCCCAACCCGATAGGCAATAAATTAATTTATTTTGAGGATAAAATCAAATGATAGCCATTGACACAGCAATAGTTTTTTCTCTTTACTACATGATAGTCGGAGTCCTTATCAGCACTCATGCGCGAAAAATACTCAAGCCAACAAATCATACAGAAAGTCTTGGCGCGACTGTCTTGGTAGTTATATGGCCCATCGTATTAATCTTTTATGCAGTCGGATTCATGGAAGGGATGATAAAAGCCATTAAAAGACAAATGAGAGACCAATAAAGCACGAAACCCAAAAACTTAACCGCGATCGCCTATCCTCACCCGATAGGCTTTTTAATACAATAACCCATAGACAAAATCTATCCCAATCCACAAAACCATAGGCATACTAAATAATAGTATCTCATCTCAATAGAATGAGAATGATTATCATTCTCATTTTGTTCCATAGATGGTTTCTATGATGATAATGATAATCATTCTCATTTTTAATACCCTTTACGCTATATATAGGTTAGGGAGCTTGTGTGTATTTGAAAACATTTAGAATCCGAGTAGAAATGTTTTGAGATTGTAGCCTGTTTTTAATTGACAAGCATATTTTATAATGTTAAGATGGAAAATAAAAAGGTAGATTATGTTTCAATGCTGTGGCGTTTTGATGGCTAAGAATGGCCTTACCAAGGGCGGTAATCAAAAGTATCGCTGTAAAGTTTGCAAGAAAACTAAAGTAGATAGTCCTCCCAGACTTAGTCGTGAAGAGTATCAGAGACGATGGAGGGAAGAAAACCCTGATAAGGTAAGTCAGTGGCAAAAAGACTATTTTAAACGTCATCCCGAAAAGTACGAAGAAAAGAAAAAGAAAGAAACTGAAAGACAAAGACTGGCTAGACAAGCTAAAAAACAAGCCAGTTAATATTTTTTAGGGCATTTAAGGGCATTGCATGGTCAAAGTCATAAGTCACAAGAAAGAAGTATTAGGACGGTATCAAAGGGCATTTAAAGCAAGTGCCGAGGATTTTGATACCGCCATGACTACCGTGATTAGAGAACCTAGAGACTGGCCGAGTGGATTCGGGACGACAATCAGGCGTGGCAGTGGTGAAACTGTAGTCGGTAGCTATCGTAATATTGTGGATTATGGCAATTTGAGAGATAGCCAGTTGATGAGTGTTGAACAATTTAAGGCGATTTATTCGTGGGATGGTATGGGCGAGACACCCGCCGCTATCGTATTTTTCGGAGCTACCTTGAGAAACGGAACCCAGATCCCGCCCAGAGACTGGGTATCAATGGCATTGAGTGAAATTAATTTGAGTGAGAAATTTAAAGACAATTTAGATTAAATACTTGACAAGGATAAATTATGTTGTTAAGATGGTTAGTATAAACCAAGTAAAGGAATTAATCAGATGACCACTTCAAACGAAATTAAAAAAGCAGTCAAGGCAATCACAGGATTGAAAGTTAGAATCAAAGATAATAAAAAATTTTATACCATTAGCAACAGCGAAAGTCATCTTCCTAATGGGTTTGGTCACTTTGCGGAAGAATTAAAATCTATGTTTGCAGTAACCCGTCTTGATGGTTGTTCTTTTGACATTTTGAAGTAAAAACAAAATCAATCAACTTTAACCCTTGCCCTAAAAAGTAAGGGTTAATATTTTATAAAACAATCCCACCTTGTTTTATGGAATTATCTCAAGCATTAACGCCCTTTATCACGTTCAACGGTTGCCAAGCCTCGCAATTAATGGTTAGGCATTTAAGGTATGGTGATAAAAGTTTTTATATTGTTAGAAGACAGTTACTCAAGAAAGGGACAAAACCCTATTATGTTTGCGAGATATTCGGGACTAAATTTTGCTCTATCTCCCTTGAGCAAATATTAAAAGACATTGAAAGCGTTTACCCCTGTAAAAATTATAAATATTATGGCAATAACACCGTTACAGCTTAAGTCCGACCTTGAAAAAGTATTAGAAGTTACCCGTCATCCCACCACCAAGAAAGTGCTTACCTTTGGATTGGTTGGTAAATACACTTATCAGGCTAACGGATTTATTGATACCGCGATCGCGATCGGTTCAGCCAAAAGCGGTGTCACAGTCGAGGGATTAGAGATTGTAATTGATTTTCCTAAAACCGAATCATCTTGTAGTACCGACAAATACGTGCAATTAACAGAGAAATTTACCGTTAGGATGATTCAACGTAGTGGCGAGAATTTATACCCTGCTAGGGAGATTATTAAAAGGCTAGGGTTAAGGGATTATACCGACTCATCTATTATTGGGGATGTGATTGGTAATTATCCCCAGTATGTTTTCAGTTTTAGATACTCGGAAGGATTTTAAAAGTTGTGGTTATTATTTAATAGCCTATTTTTAAAACTCTAGAGGTAAAATTTTTATGGCTTCCGACTTTGAATTGTTTAGTAATCCGATTACAAGCAAAAACTCAGTTATTAATGCAGGATCAAAATTACTATTGTGTGCATTGCCTACTGGGTTTAGCGGTAAGACTGGGCCTCCTGAAATTACTCTCACACAAAAAACATCTACGGCGGTTTCGGTTGGGGGTACTAGCCTGACGATTACTCCCAGCGAGGATGTGATTTTAGCTGATGGTGTGATTTTGTATTTTACTGGTAACAAAAAATTTGTTGTTAACGGGACTCAGACCGTTACTGGGACTGATTTTGTGTTGGCAATCGATCCCGCCACAACTGGGAATACCCTTAGCGGTGGTGAAACTTGCCTAACGTGGGGGGTTTTGGCTTTAAACTCTCCAACCGATATCCCCTTAAACCAAGCCTCCAACATGGAGGGTCGTGGCGATCTTAACTACGGATTCCAAAAAGGGCAAAATCTGGTTGGTACAACTTTCGCGCCCCAAATTACCTGTTTTACGACTAATGACGATATTGCCTATGATAAGCTTATCAAGCCCTACGATGGGTCTGGTAATACTATTTTTGCAATGATTTGGAGGGGGGATGGTCGATGGGCGGCTGGTGAAGCATTAGTCGTTAATCTGACTGAAAACGGGGCTGAATCAACCCAGATCAAGCCTACTTTCACGCTTGACTTCCGACCCCCTTGGGTTATGGGGATCAAGTATTCGGAGATGACCGATCCTCAAAAGGCAGAAGCCAACTTGATTATGAAAAAATCTGGACTGCCCTTGCTTGCTTAAGTTTTACTCTTTACCCTCTCTTAACCCTTACTCTGTAGGGGTTTCTTTATATCTATATTTTATTTTCCCTAAATACTTGACAAGTATAAAATAAGGGTATAAGATGGTTAGTATAAACCAAGCAAAGAGAGATTAAAGATTATGGATTTTCAAAAAGAAATCACAATCAAAGGATGCACCATTAAATTAATCCCATCATCCGAGGTTCCAGTATATGATCGTTGTCAAGGGAAAAGGATTATGGGGGCTGGCTTTTTCCCTATCCCTGAAACAAATTTAAAAGCATTATGTGTTTACACTCGGAGTTACGGAAAAAAGAGCTATTCTTTCGACTTTGGAGATACATGGAGTACGGTTAAAGAACACGCTTTTAGTTATTTCTTGGATTCATTAAAAGCTCAAATCGAAAATGAATTATACAGCACAACAGAAGGGACTTTATACGTCAAAGAAGCCTAAAAACAAATCAATCAATCCTTAACCCTTGCCCTAAAAAGTGAGGGTTATCATTTTTTATGCTTAAACTACAATCACCTAACGGAAAAGTAATTTTATGGGGTGCTACTGTAAGCGATCGCACTGTATCGGCTGAGATAGCGTTTATCGGGTCGTCAATTCAAAACCCGATGATTCCACTATCAAAACCTAACAGCAAGACTAGGGAGTGTTTTGTTAGACTGCCAGACAACTTTTTGATGCAAGCTTTGCCCATGAAAGGGAATAATATTACGCTTGAAATTATTGATTGATTAGAATGCTTGACAAGTACAGAATAAGGGGATAAGATGGTTAGTATAAACCAAGTAAAGAGAGATTAAAGATTATGAACGCTAGAAAATACGACGACATTCAAACAAATACAGTTACTCGCTACGAAATCGCTTTGATGGAAGGCGAAAAAATAATCAAAGTTTTAGGTTACACAGCAAAGAAAACAAAGCAAGCTTTATTCAATACAGTAAGTAATGGGGATGACTTAACAAAATACTTTCAAGAATCAGAATTAGATTGCGAATATTTTTATGATAAAAAATGGGGGATCGTATTTTGCCCACGATTAAGAGTCGCATTTTCTGGTAGAACAGAGAGACAAGTGGCAACAGAAAAAGTATTTGCATAAAAACTAAATCAATCCACTCTTAACCCTCGCCCTAAAAAGTGAGGGTTATTTTGTTTTAATAATTATGGTTATTATTTATTGTCGTTAAATATTTAAAACAATTATGGTACTTGCAGTAAATAGTAATCAGAGAGCGCGATTTGTAAAAAGTTTAGGGATTGACGAAAATAGTCTCCCTTTTGTATTATTCCCTAAACAATCTTTAATTCAGTCGGTTAGTAACTTAGTGACTGAATCGGTCGCTGGTTTTGATATTCCCATTATTAATGATTTTACGCCTTCCGAGAAACTCCTTTTTACCGCGATTGATTTAAAAGCCCGTCCTCTCTATATTGAATATCAGGAAGTCAATGAGGATCTGGCAGAAGCATTGTCTTTGGTCGTTACCGCCGATGGTTCGCCATTAGTTCCCGATGGAATTGAACCGATTAAATTCATCACTCCTGATTCTGAATTTGTGCAATCAGAGATTTATACACAAATCACAAAATCACAGTCTTACAAGCGATTTAAACGTGACAACCGTGAGCTATTTGACGATCAGGATCAGGTCTATACGAAACTGATTATCCTTGACCTCACAATGGGACGTGCCAAAGTTGCTTTATTCCTTTCTACTCGGATTGATACAACTTGGTTTGATCGTGCAAACGAGTTAAGTGTTGAGCAAATTAAGGAGATTGTGCAATTTATCCAGAAGGAAGGTAACGGGGGTAAAACGGAAGATGAACCAACAGAAGAAGACGAAACTAAAGGAGAGGTAGTTACCGAAAAAAACGACTCCAACAAGAAATCGAAAGATGGTCAGATCACTACTGGGAACTAGCGATCGCGCTTCCTAACGATGATAGATTTGATTATAGAAATTTTGCCAATCAATCACCTAGATTAATTAGGCAAGCACTCAATCAAATCTATCAAAAAAGGAACCTTGACCAGTATTCTACGGCTTTAGGGATTTCAACTTATGCAAACGCTAATAGAGGAGAAAATAGTCAGCCTATTGAGTTTTATCAATTCTTACCTCATCCATTAGTTTGGAGACAAAATAATACTCAGAAGAAAATAAATATTAGTAAGAATACAGCGATTCAATTCTTAGCTGATTACTCTAGCTTTACCTCTGAAATGTTATCCGTCTTTGATGAATGGATGGATGAGATAAGAATGACAGCAAGCGGTTAACCCTATTATTTATTTGGTAGGGTTTTCTATTGTTAAGACGTAATACTTACTACGCAAGCAGAATGATAGGGTTTTGCATATATGTAATGGTTCCCGCCTGTATCTGTTTTCTCTCTTAAAAGAAATACAATTTTATCAAACTCTTTCATCCTATCTTTGTCAACCGAATCAATCGTGTAAAGCTTGTTTCGGATAAAAATTTTATATCCTTCTTTTACTTGCGACCAAGGTACAATCATAATTAAATCCTCTCAATTTGGTTAGGGTACACGCTTCCTTCCGTCCCGTCTTCATATTTTATATTAATATGGGGGCGAAACGAATCCATCGTAAAATAATCCTCTTTATGAATCTTTTTTAAGCTATCATCCCACTCATGACGGGAACCTCTGTAAATACTGACAATGCCTATTTTGCCCGTTATTTTATGCCTTACCCTATCACCATTTGAGACTAGGCTAATATCCCATAAAGGATTTTCAGGATTATGGCATATTTTATTCTTTTGGCTTTTAATTCGGTTGAACTCATTTAATTTATCTTCGGGAAGTTGAGATAAAAAATGAGATAACATACCTTGGGGAATAACATCTAATTGATTGATGTCATTGGTTGCGATCGCACGTTCCAGTAGTTCAATCATTTAACTGCTCTCCTTAAAATACTTAGTCCAAAATCTGTCTTGGAAAACTCTTTTCCAATCTCTTTGGACTGTTGATTAGTTAATTTTGTTTGATGGTCAACTGTGCCAAAGAATATATCACTTCCTTTTTTCTTTCTTTGAACCATTGCGACTAATTCAAAATCCCCAAGAATTCCACTACTGACTACTACTCCAACTAGATAAAAGTTAGGGTCTGTAATGTCTTTTTTTGCCTTATTAGCTATCTCAAAAGCCTTACTATCTTCTAATGCTTTTGTGATGTGCCATTTCTTAACAGGCTGTGTTCCGAAACCTTTAGTGGTCATTTCTTTTTAACTCCTAGTAATGGTCTTGATAATCCGAACTCGTAGGCAATATTTAATAAATCACCATCTACATTGCCTTGTAGTAGTTTTTTCTGGTAACTATCTTTGATTAACTTTTCCTGAGCATATTTGTGAGTCCCTACAATTTCCCACCATTTAAAAGTTTGTAGATTGTCAATCACAACTCCCTTATACTGCCTTCCGTTGGGCATATAATAGGTTTTGTCAGGATAACCAAACTCAAGATAAAGAAAGTCCTGAATAAGGTCTTTATGAACTCCCATTAACTTAAGTTTATCAGAATAAATTTGATGGTTAATGTCTGAATTTTGGAAGTTAAAAACGGCTCCTATGAACCAGTCAGGATGTGGTAAATATCCCCAACGTTCGTAAAAGTGTTCATAGATTTTATCGAGTGGTTTGTGATTATCGGTAAAGCGTTTATAGAGTTGATAACGTAGCCATTTATAGGCTTTTTTCTTCTCAGGGGAAAGGAACTCAGAGACAATAAATCTTACTTCATAGTCTTTTGGTTCAACCTCTTTTTTAGGGAATTCATAATGGCAATGAGGGCATACCCTAGCAAATATAGGGATTGATTTTCCGCATCCTCCATCTTTTTCAGGGCATTCCTTTTCTAATGCCATATTCTCCTTTTCAGGAGGGCATAAAGAAACATGAGATAAGTCTAAAGGATCATCAATATCAAACTTTTTGCAGATATGTTTAAAGCATTCCCCAAAATCATAAATCGTTTTAAATGGGATACCGTCAAACTTCCTTAGAACCCGTCCTGCCATTTGGATAATGAGTTGAGGTGAACGACTCGGACGACCGATCAATTCAACCTCTAGACTGGGATCGTCATGCCCTTCTGTGAACTTTCCAACCCCTACTAAAACATCAAAATCATGATTAGAATGCTCTAAGAAAATCCTATCAGCATCTTTATCATTTTCCCCTACTAAATATTTAGCAGATACTCCATTATCTAGAAATTGCTGACACAAATCCTTTGCTTGATTGACATTAGAAGTGAACGCGATCGCTTTCTTCCCTTTTTCGGCATTGATATAGGTTTCAACTATTTTGGCATTGTACTCAGTGTTACAAGCCTTGATGAGTGACCCCATAGTATAGTCACCTGAATCATCCGTTTCTAGATTGTCTGTGACCTCCGTTTTAATGTCTAAAATTCTGTCTTGTGCTAAATACCCTTGATTGATTAATTCCCTTGGACTAGGGCATTTAACAACAAACTGGACGTATTTACAATACCCTTCTCTACCTTTATCGGGTTTTCCGTCAGGCAAGTATAATTTGTTGCCTTGATTGTCGGTAAAATGGACAATTGATTCACTTCTCCAAGGTGTAGCAGTTAGCCACAAAAAGAAGCATTTTGAGAGTGCCATAATGCCGCCCGAATAAAAGTTTTCAATTATTCGAGAGAATCGGAAAAAACCGCATATATGCGCTTCGTCGGTAATGACTAAGCCGATATTTGGAGGCATAGCAGACTCACCTAGCCGCCTGTGACGGGCTTCTAATGTTTGAATCATACAAAGTTGAACACTTTTGCTATGATCGTTAATTGCTACGTTTTTTAATGCTTCTATGGGCATTTTTAAGTTAGTTGCAAGCCGTTCGATAGTCATCCCTGAAGCGATGATAGAAATATCATCAACTCCAATATTTAATAATGCTTTGACGGTTTGAGCTATTAGCTTTTTGCGATGGCAACAGAACAAAACCCTACGATTTTTTTTAGTTGCATCTTGAATAATTTTTGACGCAATAGCTGTCTTGCCTGATCCCGTAGGCCCATAAATTAATCCCTGATGAAAACCTTTCTTAAAAAAACTGTAGGCATCCGAGATGACCTGTAATTGATAATCACGATAGGCTATCGACATTTCCCCTCATCCGTTCAATCTTGCTGACAAGTTTATCCATATCGGACTGCATGGATGCAAGATAGAAATTGTCGTATTGCAAAGTTCCAAAACGAAACTTTATGGTCGTAAAAGTGAAAACTTGCACTATTTAGTCCTCCGTACTGGCTTGCTCTTATTATAAACACGGTCTTTTTAAAATGTCAACAAAGTTTTTAAAACATTTTTAGGTTTTGAGCGTGGTTATTATTCTGTAAGGCTTTTGAGGTTTTGTTATGGCGATCGCACTAGAAGAGTTAATCCTACAATTTTCAATCGACTCGGACGGACTAGAGAAAGGTCTGGACTCAGTTTCGGCTAGGGCAAGAGCCAAGGCTAAGGAGATCGAGGGAATGGCGATCGCTCCTAAAGTCGATTTGAAGGGTTTGCACGACCTTAACAAGCTTTTGGATATAAAACAGAGGCATATAAAGGAAACGGCTGATTTTGCCAAGCGCACCCCCATTGTGATGGGTGTGGATGTTAGTCAGGTTAAGGAGGCGAGAAAGGAATTACAGGGATTAAAAGCTGATTTAGGGATGAGTGGAGGTAATCAGACGATCAGGGTTAAGGTTGAGCATGATTATAAAGTCGATATTCGAGAGTCCAATCGGGATATTGTTAGCGCGATTAATGGGCTAAGAAACGAGTTCAAAGAAGTAGCAAAATCATCTAAAAAAACAGATACTCCAAAGCAACAAAAAGACCCTAGTAGTGATTTAGCTAAAGAGATTAAGCAGGGCTTTAATCAAATGAAGTCTGGCAATATTTTTGAGGGAATTGGCAAAATCGCCTTAAGTCCTGCCAAAGCAATCTTTACGGGATTCTATGAAGGGATAGGTTTAACCGCGTCTTCAAAGCTTACCAAGGGTGCTATTAAAAGTATTGAAAGTGAATGGAATTTTACCCTAGATGCACTAGGTAAAGGGACTGGAAAAGCTTTTGGTAGTATCGGTAAGAACGCGGCTGATTTGTTGTTGCATTCGATGGGGACATCTACAGAACAAATTAATGGGATGTTTGAGGATTTATCCCAAGGCTTTAATGATATTTTTGATGAAAAAGAAGCTAGAACGCGAATCCAAAATATAGGGGATACTATTAACAAAACCCTAACAAATGCTTTTAAGAATGGCACGTTTATTAGTGACGATATTGCAGAATTAAAGTCTGCTATCAACGCCTATAAGGGATTAAGGCGGGAAAATATTGACAAAAGAAGAAAGCAGTCTGTAGATGAAACGGCTAGACAGGCAACAGAACAGTCGGGAATGTATGACGCTCCTGATTTATCTGGTAAAGAAAAAGCGGTATTATATGCTGGTGGGTTTGCAGGTAAAAACAGTAAAACTCATGAACAAAATGCGGTAATGCTTGGCAAGATTTATGGAGAAACTGCCCAAGTATTTCAGTCTGGTAATGATGCAACTAATACCGATACAAGTTCAAAAGATAATCCAGTCAAATGGATGGTTGAAGCGGCTCGGAAAATTACTAAATTGAATCTGAGTGGTGAAGTTAATCCAGACGTTGTAAAAATGGTGGCTCAGGCATTAGCTATTAGGGAAAAGAATCCTCATATTACGATTGATTTAGTCGGACATAGTGCGGGTGGCTTTATTGCTAAAGACGCGGCGGCTATACTTGAAAGATTAGGTGTTGAGAACGTCAGGGGTGTGGGTATTGGAACTCCTGACGGGGTAATGGGAAGCATTGGACAGGGTAACTATCAAGGGATACTAGGAAAAGACGATACGGTTAAAAAGATAGTAGATAACGCGGCTGTTTTAGGGTTAACAAATCCATCAAATGAAGCCAGTCAAAATATGAGTGGGATTGCTTCTCACTCTATGATTGATTATCTATCAAATCTTGACGTTCAAAGCTTATTAACGGGACAAAGTGGAATTACTAAAGATGAATTATTAAAAGGATTGGGTGACGATGTAACGGGTGCGGTTGCGACTGATATCAAGAAAAATATTCATGGGGTATTAAAAGAAGTCGGAGAAGGAACCGTATTGATCGCGTCGGCTGTCATCAAAGAATCGGTTAAACAGATTCAAAATCTAGTTCCCGTTGCCAAAGAAGTGGGTGAGGGTGCGTTATCTGTTGGACAGGGGATGGGAATTGGAACTAAAAAAGTAGGGGTAATCGCATTAAGCGAAAGAAGAAAAGGCATTGCTAGTAATGAATCAGTTAGACGTGCAATGGCAATGTCTGAAAATGAAGAAGCAATTCCAAGTGATAAGCCTATTGTTTTTGCGGCGGGTGGTGTTATTGGGATGCACGGTATCGGGGGAAAATTTGTTAAAAAAGATATTGAAAAAACAATTGGAAAAGATGCCGCGACCATCGTTGATTTTGCTACACCTAATACTGATTTTATTGCAAAAGAAAAAGGCGATAGAGTAAATAGTAAAAAATTTAACGAGGCTTTAAATTCGCCAATTGGAAAATGGATTGCTTCTACTACAAATGAATTAAAAACAAGATACAGAAAAGAAGTAGAAAGCATTTTAGGAAAGGCAATAACGGCCGAGCTTTATAGTTACACCGCAAAAGATATTTTTCGGTTAAAACTACCCACTAGTGTTTACTTAACGGGAAGCAATGAAGATTCTGTTAAGTTAGCCGCTAAAGTAATTGCAATTAAAAAAGAAAATGAAGACGCTTTAATTACTTTAATCGGACACTGTGGTGGTGGCACGATGGTAGAAGAGGCATTAGCTATTGTCGAATCTGCTGGTTATGGTAAAAACGTTACCGCAATGGGTATCGGTTCCCCTGACTTGGGGGTAAGTGCGGGGGCTGAAAAATATAAGCGATTTGTTGGGAATGAAGACGAAGCGGCGATCCGTCTTGGGAGAATTTTTAAACAAGAGCAATCAAACATACAAAGTCAAGGCATGATTGCTTATTTAGCTACTCATGAATCCTTAGAATACTTAAGACATCCTGAAATTATCAAAGCTCTACCAGACCCACTCAAAAAAGCATCTGTTGGGAAAAACGTAAGTTTCCAAAAAGACTTGATGTCTAAATATATTGAAAATATTCAAAAAGACCCTGATAAATTTCACTCTAGCAAGCAATCATTTAATATGATTGAAGAAGATTTGAAGTATGCTAGACAGTTTTTAGATGAGTTCAAGAATGAAATAGATGATGATTTTAGAAGCGCAATAAATCAAATTCACGATCATGTTCAAGAGTTAATTAAAAAACATCCCTTGTCTCAAGAAAGCATGATGTCAGACCCGATTTATCAGATCATGGCGGTTAATCAAGCTATTCATCAAGGGGCGTTGAAACAGCAAGAAATATTACTTCCGTCTGTTCAAACAATTCCTTTAAGACAAAATATTTCCGATGTAAATACCAAGGCTATTGATATTACTGCAATAGAAATAAAAGAGGATATCGCCGCTATTGAGACAGTACAAGAACAAATAGCAAAAATAAACAAAACTATCAACGAAGAAACTAAAAAACTATTAACGGGTGGGACTCCCACAAACCCAGATTTTAATGTTAAAGAACTATCTAAACTGGGGACATCTTTATTAATTCCCAAGGAAGATGGGGTGGGTTTTTACGGGGCTACAGACCTTCGGAAAATGAAACGTGAGGGAATGATTGATTTTATTTCCCAAAATATTCAGCCAGATGCCCTCAAAGAAATTATTGCTAACAGAGGAAAGCCCCTTCGTAAATTTGACAATGCAGACATTGCAAAATACAAAGAAGCGTTAGATACAAGATTGCGAGAAATGATTAAAAACGCGCAATCTTTTGAAGACATTGAAAATATTCAATCGACGGCATTAACACTCATTAGTAGCATTCAACAAACAAAAGTATTAGCCAATGTCAATCCTAATCAAATTAGGCAATTATCGGGCTACGAATCCCAATTTAAAAAGCTAACTAATCTTGAAGGAATTAAGTTTGAAGCAAAAGGGATGGGTGTTGAATTACCTGAAACAATCTCAAAACATTGGGATAAAACGATTGATCATATTTCTGGCAAGATGGAAGACTTGGAAGAAAAATCGGCTGAAGTTGGTTATGACGTTCAACACGAATTAGCGGAAGGCTCCCCTGGTCTTACTCAACGGATTAGAGACTACTGGGATAAAACAGTTAAGCATATTCAAGGAAAAATAGGAGAATTAAATAACAGTGACACGAGCAACTTAGAGCCTAAATCTGGACTATTTGAAAACCTAAGAACACAATTCCCCATTGTCGATCAAGGCATCGAAAAGCTAAGAACCTTAAAATCTACTATCGTCACATTAGGCGCGGCTGGTTTAGGAATTATCGGACTTGTCTTAATCGGAAAACAACTTTCTAATATTGCGATTGAATCCGTCAAAGTTTACCGTAATTTTGAATCTATTTTTATCGCCTCTAAGATGATCAAGAATGGTGATCAATTTTTAGGAGATGTCAGAAAACAGGTTAAAGCTTTGGGTGGTGATCTTGAATCTACGATGCGTCAAGGTCAACAGTTTGTAACTGGTTTGCAGGGTACAAATTTAGAGCGTAATGCGTCCTCAATGTTCTTAGATAGCAGTAAAGCCTTAAAATCTTTAGGGCTACAAAATCAGCAATACGACGCGGCTATACTCGCATTAAAGCAAACCGCTTCAAAAGGTCGCGTGTCCCTCGAAGAAGTTTCGGGTCAGTTAGGGGAGTCCGTACCAGGAGCATTAAATATCGCGGCACAAGCAATGCAAACTAACGTTCAAGGTTTTATTCAGATGGTAGAATCTGGAAACCTTTTAAGTGAAGAATTCTTGCCTAAATTCATTGCTAAATTAAAATCACAAACCGCGTTTTTAGAACCTGAAATCAAGAAATCGTTAAATGCTTCATTGGGACGGTTAGGGGCATCTCAAACTGAATTACAGGTTGGCATTGGAGCCGCTATTTCACCCGCTATCATTCCCACTATTGACTTAATCAGCAAAGGATTAAACCTGATTAACGACAATATGGATAAAGCGGTTATCACTGCTCAAATTTTAGCCGTTGCCCTTGCCATGCCCGCCGCCAATCAAGGTATTTTATTAATTGGGAAAGCTTGGCAATTTGTAACAGCTAATATGATAGTCGCTAAGACGGCGGCTGACGCTGTAAACCAATCTTTAATGATAGGCAAAACCCTTTTAACGGGAGGAGCATACATCGGAGCGGCTATGGCAATAACTTCCGTCATCCAAGGGGCAATGTACTTGATGGAAGGCGGTTCTAAGAATATTAAAGACTTGAATGATGTGATTGACAGTTCAAGCAATGCTATGGCTGACAATTACGCTAGAGCCTATGGTTTTGCCGAAAAATTAGAAGATAAGGCGAGAGGTACTGGCAATTTCTTGTTAGATGGAATTGATGGATTAATTAAGGGAATGAATGAGTTTAATCAAAAATTTACTCCCTTTTTACCTAATCTCAAGACTTACGCTGATCGCAGAAAAGAACAGGATAACGACAATCTTGATATGGCAGTTGTCAAGATTGAATCTAACTCGTTCTACTCCCAAAACTTAGGTAACTCCGAAAAGGTCAGACAATATTTAATTAATTCTAAAAAGTCAGAAGATGTAAGAAAAACATTAGTCGGGCAGATTAGTGTTGCCAGAATGACCGACCCTGTAGGCAACGAAAAACTGATTAATAGTTTACAGGATCAACTTTACGGATTAAACGGTTTGGTCCAGAAAAAAGAAGAATTAGATAACCGATTTGTTACGGGTGGCGCGTCTGGTATAGAGCAATCAATTAAGAATATTGAAAGTGCTATTCAAGAGGCAAAAGACTTAGGACGTGGTGATTTACTTCCCAGATTAAATCAAGAGTTGATAACCCAAAAATCAAACCTTGAAAAAATCAAAGATATTAATCAGCAAGTGACAAGTGGGTTGAACGATCAACGGTTGGCTTATATTGAATTAAATGCACAGATAGCAAGGGGTGAACAGTTACTACAATCCCGAATTGTGAGACGGGAAACCGCTATTTTAGCAAGACAGGCTAGAGGTGAAATTGGGTCTAATGTTGCATCAAATGAATTAGCTAAAGCTGATTTTGCTTCTCAGAATGAAACTTTAAACCGATTAATTAATAGCCAAAAGTCAACGCTTAATTACCTAAGAACTCGCCTTGATGTTGGCACAACTACCACGATTGAGGGATTGATTAAAAAGAAACTTACCCAAGCCGACGCGGGGGATTTGTCCAAGGCTGAAGCGTTGATCGCGGCTGACAATACCTTAAAACAATCGGTATCCGAGCAAGGCTTAACCGCCCTAAGAATTTTGGTTGACAATAAAGCCGCTATTGATAATGCAAAAAAAGCCATTGAACAATCGGGTGTGGCATTACGTCAAAGCAATAGCGATATGGCTGGTCAACAGAGAGATTTTGCCCGTTCCCTAGTCGATTTCAATTTAGACATGAAACGTCAAGCAATCGACTATACCCAACAGATTGAAAGTCATCGTCGGGAAGTGGAAGACGCTGGCATACAGGCAAGTCGTGAAAATCGTGATTTAGCTGAATCGTTCTCTGATTTGATGAATGACTTTGGAACTCAGTTAAAATCGGCACAAAACGAGTTTATTGACATTCAGGACAAGATTAAAAATACCCAGTTAAAACGGGAACTATTAGAGATTAGCCCAGGAATTGATTCTTATGGAAAACAAATTGCTACGATCTTTGCCAATCTGAGAGAAGCCCTATCAGGCAACGAGTCTGAAGCCCGTTCCCTTGAGATGAAACAAGAGCAGATCGGACGGGACTATGTAAACACCCTGAGAAATATTACCCGTCAGCAAGAAAGACAATACGATGCTGAGAGAATGCGGACACGGGCGATCGCTGACTTGGCAATTAAGACGGTTCAACTAGCTATGAACCTTCAAAAGCTCATCATAGATGCGACTAATCGGGCTGACGATATAAACCGTGAAAATGAACGGAATAACAAAGGGATGCCTTGGTATCAAGAAAAACCCGCACAAGCTCCAAACTTCCCAAAAGCCAACCTTTCTCAACAGCAAGCCCCTGTTTTAAATCCGATTGTTTATCAGGGACAAAATAGTATTGTCCCGACTCAATCTATTCCCAAGGCTCCTAACCGTCCCCTGACCGTTGAGCAAGACATGATGCAACAGTTAGGGATGAGTCGGTCATCTATCCCAACTCCACAGGCTAAAATTGCTCCTGTCTCAATGCCTGTTACTCTCAGTCTCAATGCAACGGCTGAAGAAAAAGACCTATTCAAACGGTTAATCTTAGCCGAGTCCAAGGGTGAAGGCTTGGCAGGAATGGCGGGGGTAGCCCGTTCCGTTCTTAACCGTCAAACCATGATCAATCAGCATGGTTTGACGCCTAGCAATTATTTTGCTAAATCGGGTAGTTTGCGAGATATTATGACGGCTCGCTCTCCTAAGACTGGGAAAGCTCAATTTAGCCCCTTTGATGACGGGTCTATCAATAAGCCATTCACACAACAACAACTCGCAGAAGCTGAACGGGCGATCGCGATTGCTCTAAATACTCCTGAGTTTAAAGCTTTGATGCGCTCTCAGGGATTGAATGAATCTCAGGTCGGACGGATGACGAACGCCACAGGATTCAGAAATCGGAGTATTGCCACTGATGATCCTAGCCAAAACCATAATACGGTTAAATTTAGAAACCACACTTTTAATGGTGATCAATTTAGCAAGAATAAGTTGAGAGCTAATGTCGATACTGGTTCACCTTTATCGCTTAATTTTGGAATGTCTAAAGAGTTTGAAAACATTGCAGACTTAAACGGTATGGCAATCCCTAAAGAGCCTCAATTAGTGGCTGGCAATTGGTTTACCGATGGAATTAAAGCTGGTATTAACTTTCTTCAATCTGGTCGTAAAAACTGGAAACTTGAAAACTGGATAAAAGAATATAAATCTAGAAGACCTAAAAATGCTTCATTCACTCTTGGAATGCTAAGAGATTGGTTAAAAATTGAATCTAAAAAAACTGGAAATGTAAATATTAAAGTTTTGCAAGAGATAAACAAATTAATAACAGATCAACAAAGTCTTGATAAAGAATTTAATGAAGTTTATCGTGCAGAATTAGAACGTGAAAACAAAACAAAAACTAATTCCAACGTCAAGCCATTACCCCCAGTTCGTGTCGATAGTTTCCGCGCTAACAAGCAACCTCAAGTCACGAAAAAACCAGTAGCCACAAAACCCGTTACGATGCCTAAAGTTGAGGAGCATCGACTACAAAATGCACAACTGCAAAGAAATAATCAATTAGTCCCGTCATCATTGTTTAGTGGTGAGATGGTGTCATTTCGTAAACGAAAAATTGAAGACTTATTACGGTTAGTTGCCCATATTGAAGGGGAAAGCGAATCGTTAATTACTAAAGGCGTTGTCGATGCTTTAAACGCTGGCAAATTAGGTAAGTCAGTCAAGTTTGAATGGGTGAATTTAACACAGCAACAAGTCGAAAACTATATTAAGTCATCGGATGCAAATCGTGATGCTACTATTAAACAAATCTTAAGTAAACCTAAGCCAAAAACACCACGATTAACCCCTGTTATTAACGAAGTTCTCAAAGCAGAACAGCAACAAAATAAAACACAATCTAAGCCACAACCTAAAGCAACCGTATCGGATCCCAAGCAACCCGTACAAGGTCAATCTGTAAACGTACAAACTCAACCTGTTTACGATCCTATCAACGTATCAGAACAGCTTAATTACGGGATGAATACCACTTATCCCCAAGTGCCAAACTTTGGATATGGCAATGCTTTTGATTTGAATGAACAGTTAGACGCTCAAAAACGAATTAATGTTGAGGCAGAAAAAGAGTTAAATATTGGGCAAAGAAAATTAATCGTAGCTCAACAAATCGAAGAAATGGCACGGATGCAATACACTTTAATTGATGCTAATAAATCCAATGAAAGGTTTGTTAATAATGCTATTTACTCAGCAAGGGATATGTTAGCTAATGCTAAGGGTTATTTAACCGTACAAGAGCAAATAGCTAAGTCGGTTGCTGATGTCAACGGTCAATATCGCCAACAATTAGAATCTTTGGAGGATCAAAGAACTACGTTAGAAAGAATAAAAACAGGTTGGGAAAAAGAGCTTCTTAATGCCGAAAAATCCTTGAATGATCGTGACAAAATATTGACGGAAGAGCAAGTCAAAAATATTAACGGATATATCAAAGAACTCCGAAACAATCTAAGTAAAATTGGAGATGTTGGAATTACTGGGACACAGTTAGATGATATTGATCGAATCAAAAAAGCCCTTGAAGCCACTAATCAATTTGCGGCTACGTCTACCCAAATCCTAGAAACCGAAAACAAACGAATTGAAGCCCTAACTAAAATAGCTGATTTAGAGGCCAATATTGCAACGGCTCGGTATAATCAGGGCGGTACTTTAATCAACGAAGCGTCTATCATTAAAGCCAGAATAGACGGGATTAAGATGGTCAGGGATGCCGAAAGAGCCTACAAAGAAGATAATAGTTTAGGGGCTGATTATGTCACCAAGACTAAGGAATTAGCTGACATTAATTTATCCCAGTCCTACGTTGACGCTATCCCATTCTTAAAAGAGTTTTCTGCTAACCTTAAAGATGTGATTTTACAAACTACTAATTGGAGAGATGCACTTAAAAAGACCTTGGATTTAGTCGCTGGTACTGTACTCGATCAAATGGTGATTAAACCATTCCAAAATACTATCGCTGGCTTTGCTCAAAACTTGGGACTGATTGGAGGTGAAACCAAACAATCTAATGCTCCTAAAATTGCGACTAATTTAATTCAGAATAACGTCGTCCCAACTAACGGTTTTAATACTGATACGATTGCACAAACTCAGCTTACTACTGACAGTTTAAAATCATTTACTGAGAATTTAAACGCAGTCCCAACGGCTACCGATTCACTCGTTAAAACCTTTACTGATGGAAGTATTACTCAGGAGATTGCAATCGCTTCCTTTACTCAGGGGCTATTACAGGCAACTATGGCTTTACAAAGCTTTAGTCTAGCGGCGGGGGGATCGTCAGTATCTAGCACGGCGAAAAGAGGGGGAGGTTTTCTTGGTAGCCTAATTGGAGGTGTTGGCAATCTAATTGGTAGTTCGTTTGGACTGGGTGGTACTGGAGCGTTTAGCGGGTTCTCGGCGGCTAACGCGGCGGCCGGTTTGGCTAGTTCAAATATTTCTGGAGCTTTTGGCAATTTTGTTAAACTTCCTAATTTTGCTTATGGGACGGACGGTATCGACTCGGCTCTAACCAAAGAACGGGCTATGTCAGGGAAAAAACCCTACCTAGCGGCGTTACACGAGGGTGAAGCTGTACTTAGTACCCTAAATGGAGATAGTGCCTTATATCGCAATCTAAAGCGGTCTGGGCAATGGGATGAGCTAAAGACAGGCGATCAGATTCCCAATTTTGCACGGGGGACTGATAGCGCGGTTAATTCTGGCAACCGTAGCCAGTCGAATAACGGCGGTCGCAACGGCGGCGGGGGAACCTACACGGTAAATGTCAACCAAACTATTGTGAGTCCCAATGCTGACTCGTTCAATAAAGGGAAACGTCAACGCAATCAAGACTTAATTGTTCAACTCAATAAATCATTAGGAGGATAGTATGAGTGAGAAAATCTTATCAGTGGCCCGATCATGGCTTAATACCCCTTGGGTTCACCACCAACGGGCTAAGGGGTTAGGGGTGGATTGTGTGGGATTTATTAATGGGGTTTTTGATGAACTAGGACTCCAATTACCCTCGATTGATAACTATCGGAGAAGTCCCGAAAAAGATGAGTTACTGCTATTTGTTAAAAGCTTGCCTTTTCTAAGAGAGAAAGAATCAATAGAAGCGGGTAACATTCTAGTATTTAAAGTCGATCTAATCCCTCATCATGTAGGGTTTAGCAATGGCACTGGCTTAATTCATGCTGATTTTGTGGTAGGTAAAGTCGTTGAAGTTTCAAGCCTTGGTACGATGGGGAATAATCTTTGTGGAATATTTGAGATTATTCTTTAATTTGTTTGAAGGTGATTAAAACATAAAAAGTGCTATAATATAAAAATACCCCACGACTCCGAAAAAGTCTGGGGGATGATTACCACTAAGTAAGTAGAGGCAACATGAGTATTGTAACGTATGAACGGTTCGACAAAGACGGTATTGAATTAATTATTGATACCGCAACGGGTGATGTTTTCTATCCTGGGTACAAAGCCCTTGCCCGTGTAGCTTCATTGGGATTAGCAAATCCTATACAAGCTGTTCAAGCAAAAAGAACGGTAGAATCAGTATTAGAAGGGGTTACAGATTTAGGCATAAAAGAGGCTGAAGTCCTTACACAGGGCGGGTTACAAGGGGTTACACTTATCCCTCGCCAGTTAGGAACTAAGGTTATAAAACGGTATAATGAAAAGTTATATGAGCAAATGGCTGAAGCGGGTCATGTGGTGTTCTTACACAAACTAGCGGGCTATCGGGTAACGACTACCGCGATCGCCCATGAACTACCTCAAAACTACCTAGAAGCTCTTAAATGCTTAGTCGCATCAGAAGAGCAAAAAGCCTTACTCACAGCCAAGATTGAAAAAGATGCACCGCTAGTTGATTATGCTGAGCAAGTCCAATGCTCCGAGTCGGACGTTGACTTTAATGCCTTTGCAAAAATGATGGGTACGGGTCGCACTCGCTTATTTCGGGTATTGCGAGAAATGGAAGTAATTATGCAAAACTCTACGCTTCCCTACCAGAAGTTTTTTGATGCCGATTACTTTGAATGTTGCCAAGAGATTACAGGTGATGGAAAGTTGCGACCATACGCTGTGATTACTGGAAAGGGTCAAATTTGGTTAAAGCAAAAGCTAAATCACTTCTGGCAAGAAAAAGAATCTAGTCAAATCAGTTTATTTAATTAATCCAAGGGAGAACAACAAATGACTTTATTGAGTTTCTGTTCTGCTTATCTAAAAAGCAAAGGGTGTGATTTTGTGGATATGGGAAATCATGAAATCCCTACTAAAAACAAGTATATCAACGTATCTTGCCTTTATTACTCAGACAATGAATACGATCAAAATATCGTATTGCTATCCACTGCGATAGACGATGGATTTGTTTACAGTGACAATGTCATGGTCAGGACTCAAAATGATGCGGTCTTAGTTATGGATACGATGCTATCAGTTCTTTCAAACCCTAGTTAACAGTTAATTAATATTGAAATCAAAACTAAACCCCGTCGAACTAACTCAATAGTTCGACGGGGTTATTTGATTATAGGTTATTTTATTTTCCTGATAGTTTTTCGATTTCATGAAAACAAGGTGAAATTGCACTCATGACTCCCGTTTCATAGGCTTGCACAACGGGATCATCGTCTCCTCTTGTTTCCTTAATAGACTGAATTAATTGCGTCCGATTATAGTAATAGTCGATTTGATTAATCACATAATAAGCATCGGTTAAGTTTCGCGGTTGTCCTACCTTTAGGATTACACACAGCAACTCAGTTTGCCTTTGTCCAAACAAATAAGCATCTGTAATGTCGTTTGCCCTAGCAGGTAACGCGATCGCACTCATCGCACTCAACACCAAGGGAACCAACAACAAAGATTTTTTCATTTTGTTTTAATGATAGATTTTATTCTATTTTAGTGCGATCGCTCTTTACTTGGCAATCAGTGTTTTCCCTTACCGCCCTATCTAGCAGAATTTCAATCAAATTACTTAGGCTACGCTTTTGGGACTTAGCCAGTTCTTCCGCCGCTTCCTTTAGCTCAATAGGGACGTAAGCCGCGACCCGTGCCTTATCTGTACTCACTGTCATACCTTTAAAACTCCTTGGAATAACTTAACACAATATAGTAACACTATAACACCTAACGTCACCCTAACAACATAGTTGACAAAAGTAACGCCACTATGTTTTAATAAAAGAATAGAGAAACGAGAACGAACCCGCTCCAAGTCCAAAGTTAACCAAAAAGGTCAAATGTCCAACCTATTCAGTAAAAAGCAATGATTTTATCTGACTTACCAGAGGATATTAAGAAAGAGTTCACAATCAACGAACTCGGTCAAGGTTTTGTTTCCCGTCGAGGGACTGCTCGGATGTGTGGAGTAACCGAGGGTGCTATCCGAAAACTACTCAACATTTTAAAAGATGGTGCGTACCAAAACACTCCCAAAAGCCTTCAATCCTTTATAGGGACTAGCTTTGAGGGTGCGTACCAACTCCCCGATTTATTGGTAGCGGCGATCATCAAATCTTACGCATACAAAGGAAAAGAAATCGCTCAGGATATTGATTCAGTATTGGGAGCCATCGGATTACGGGTTTATATTCAAACCTCACTCGGATGGTCACAACCCGAAAAACAAGTCGAATCATCCACAACCACTAAATGGATGGTAGAGCGTTACCTTGAGCTAGGGGAACTCGCTTCCGACCTTCTAGACGAAAACGAAGCTCTCAAGGCTGGTAACGCGAACCTAAGCGCGATTACTCCCTATCTAGACATGGTGAATCGGTCAGTCAATACCACTCATTCCCTGATACTCCAAACCAAGGCGATCGCCGAAAATATTAAAGCCTATGCCTAAACCGCTTTGCTTTTTGAATCCTAAAAATCAAATAGCGATCGCCCATCTACCAAGAAAACTGCGATCGCTACTATTAAACCAAAAGAGAGGTCTAAAACCATGATATGTCAAA